TCATTTACCCCCTTTGTTTTTTCTTTTTCTCATTCTCACTTCAAAAGGATACAGGATCAAAGGTCGTTTAAGAACACGACCTTTAAAAACATAAACGCGGACAAGGGAATGTTCACTGTCTATTAGAACTTCTTTCAACCTCATCTTTCGACTCTCTTTAAAAATCTCCTTTTTCCAATCATTACTAACTCGATATCAAACTTTGGGAAAACATTGTTTTCCATTCGTTTAATAGTGTTGGGATTCAAACTTTGAACATTCAAATACTCAAACAAGATAGTCAGGGGCATCATGTCAATCTCTCCTGCTTCTTCGTCCCATTCCCTCTTGAACCTTTCAACCTCTTCTTCATAGGGAGTTTCGTTATAACTCCCTATGAGTTTCTTTTTCTTAATGATCTCTGCTAATCTCATGGCAACACCCCCTAAGTTTTTTTCAATTCTAAATCTATATCTTATCTGTATATATGTCAATACTTAATTTTTAATTTTTTCCATCTTTTTATCAAACGAATCCATTTTTGTAGAATGCTTTATTGACCGCATCTTTATCTTTATCCGATCGACGACAAAACCTGTTTTAAACCAAAAAAATCTTCATAAATCTGCTTGACATCAGCGTTTGCAGGTATATATTTATATTTAGAAGTGCAAGTTTGATATGTAAGTTACAAACAGTATTTGAAAACGAAATAAATTGAAACAATTACAAAATAAGAGAGGAAAGAAATTTGAATGATTATAAAATAAAAATGAAAAACAAATAAAAGCTATATGCCAAGGGCCTGCAAGCTTTGAATAAAAAGTAAAAGCTATATGCCAAGGGCCTGCAAGCTTGCAGGCCCTTTTATTTTCATTTTCTTTTTCTATTCGCGATCTTGGCTGCGATCTTTTTTCCTATTTCATAAGCTTCGTTCGAATCCATGTTGGGATTCGTTTTCAACAATTTAGCCGCCTGGTAATATGTCATTACTTCAAATGGTTTGAATCCTCTTTCGACGAATCTTTTTCTCAATTCCTTGTAAACGTCGCTCGGCTTCAACAATTTTTCGATCAAATCCAATTCCGTCTCGACTTCGCGCAACAAAGCTGGATTAAAATTATTTCTCTCCATTTTTCTTTGCAATTTCCTTTTTATCCAGCTCATTTCTCGTCTCCCATCGCGCTTTTTATCTCTTCTAAAAGTTCTTCCTTTTCAACACCGTCAAAATACCAAATTACTTCGTCCAAGAATCCGATGTTGAACCAGCTGTCCAAGTAATTCAAAAACGGATTGAAACTATCCGTATCGATTTCAATTCCTTCTTCAACTAACTTATTTACAATCATATCCATTAAGTTATACATCAGCGAGTGATAAATATCGGCTTCGTTAACATAGTCAAAAACTTCCCTATAATCTATTTTCAACACATGAGCAACATAAAACAATTGCAGCAACCTTTCCAAATCTCCATAACCGCAACCTAAAAGTTCTGTCAACAGACAATCCTTAATTTCTTCCATTTTCTTACCCCCTTTTCAATTCATTACGTTTCCGTTCAAGCTTACGTATATCTCTTTTACTTCCTTTTCCAACGGCAGCTGGAATATTTTGACGTTGTTTTCGACGCCGTACTGACTCAGAACGCATTTGATCAGGACGTCGAACGGATCCGTGTTGGCTTTCGCGAACCTCATCACGTTCCAAAACGCGACCGCGACGCAATGTTTCATCAGGACGAGTTCGAGCAATCGTTCGGCGTATTCTTTCTCCTCTTTGCTGCAACTGAACAAAATCTCGAACAAGCTCATCTTGCGCCCCCTTGGCTTTGACATTTCAGGCAAATTTTCTTTCCATCGCGCGCTTTAACGTAATGTGAGAGTTCCAATTCTCCGCACAATTCGCACTTGACGCATTTCGCTTTCGCGCACTCTTCACAAACCGGCGCGCCGTCGCACAATCGATGCTCTACCTTGTCTTTCCACATCGCTTTTACACAGGCTACGCATTCAACGCATAACTCACCGAAACAATATTCGCAAAGGGGATCGTCGTCGGGATCGCGCTTCGCGTCTTCCCACCGGATCACTTCACCGCAATACGTGTACGTGTCGTAAAAACAATCCTCACAATAACAATAACCGTTAACCCAAAAAGTGCGGTCGTCGTCGCACCACAATACCCTATCGCATCCGTCGCAACGACAGCAATGCTCGTTATAACAACCCTCGCAAAGCGGTTCGTCGCCGGGACCGTACCAACAATCGTCTTCGACCAATCCGCAACCGCAAACGGAACAAGAGAAATCGGGTTCACCCGCGACCCAACTCCCGCCGTTGTAAATCAAAATCCCGTCGTTTTTTATCACCACTTTGAGGTCGTCTCTCAAATCGTTCTTCCCCAATTCCATCCCGAATTTGAATCCCATTTTTATGCCTCCGTTTCCCAACTCTTTTCCCAACTCTTAGTGTATCCTTCCCAATATTCTTCCCAACATTCTTTGCAATACCACTCGCCCGCCAAAACATGTCGGCGCCCGACGATTTGTCTACCACAACCCGCGCAAACAAAAACGTCCGTCCACCGATCGTCGTCCTCGTATTGATCGTATTTATAACATGAGGTTTTCTTTCGATCGATGTTTTCCAACCCAACGACCTCGACGATTTCCTTTTCCGTCGTGATCTTGACGGGAACCTTTACAAACAAATTGTCGTTAATTTTCAGCCGGTACCTGCCGTCGACGAACCCTTCCCTTTCAGTCCATATAGCAACGACACATCGAAGTTCGAGTTAATTGTCCTTTCGTCGTCGTTGCTGAACGAAGTCAACCCATCTGGATGCCGATGCATAATGCATCGGTATCCTTGTTGGACATACGATTCTAACCCCTCCTTGAAGTCAACCGACGCGGCAGTGCACTCCTGCTTTGGGATCACGTACTCGTCCTCGACGATTATCCTTCCGCCTTCGAAGTGGAACTTGAACAAAATCGAAAATTCGGTATCGACCTTTGCCGCCACAGAACTTACAATCGCTCCAACCCTCTCCGGAATCACCACTTCAATCTCGTCCACCACCTTCAAACCGGAATTCCAACTCCCGTTCCCTTTCTTCTTCTTTTTGATTTTTACCTTGTTATTATTTTGATTGTTCAAAAATCCTATCATTTTACACCTCCCTCAAATTAGTTATTCCCAACTCGAGCTCGTCCAATTCGTTTGGATCGGCTCGAGTTTGGTTACGTCAATCTTATCGCTGACGAATTCGAAAGCAGAATCGAGATTTACGGTTTTCAGCGACTCGACGAAATCACAAAAGTTTTTGGCATTGAATTCCAATCCCCTTTCGGCGAAATCCCCGGCGCAAACCTTTCCGTTCATGCTAACGTTTGGATGGAGGTACTCTCCGACGGCGTAGATCGCGTTCCAATCCATCCGATTGAAGGACAACGCTTCGATCTTGAACGGCGATTCGAACGGAAACCGGTAGATGCGATTTCCTTTCATAAATCTGTCGGCAACGATGTCAACTTTCGCAACAAGAGAGTCTCCTACTATATCAATATCGAACTTTGATGCGAGTTCGACAACAAAATGCAAAACGTCACAGAGTGCTTTCGCCTGCGCGGTTTCGACCTCGAATTGCATCTTTCTGATTGTGTGTATATAGCAATAATGCAATCTAATCATTTCGTCGATCAACTTGTCGACTTCGGGCGGCAAAGCGCCGTAGTATTTCTTATATCCATTCCAATACTCTCTAAACTTTTCCACAAAATTTGTCATGATCGCACCCCCAACAAATCTAAAATGTGATTCACCGTTATCACCTTGTTTTCCTTAATGTGATATTTCGAACTTACAAGATACGACACGATCATAACAGCGATAAAAACGGGTGGGCAAACATAACTCGGTACATTGTAACGAATTTCCATTCCCGACCGCCAATGCCGACGTTCTTTGGGATTGATTTCAATCGTGATCGAATCGCCGTCATAACCCCCAACGATCGGGCTCAAATCGGTCCAATGGTCGATCGTGTCCCTGCAGTCGACAAAGACGGGTTTGTAGAACTCACTTTCAATCATTTCTTTCAAGTTATTGTCAAACTTCTGCGGATACGCAAGCACGTTCAATTTCTTTTCCCCCCTATCCAATCGGATCAGCTCCTTTAACGCGCACGCCTTGTTCAAACCTTCGAAAATTGCCAAAAACGGCGTCCGCGCCCGATTCGAGGGGTTGACGACATCGTCGTCAACCAAAATCAAATCATAAATCGGCAATTTGGACAGGAAATATCCTACCCAACTGCCGACGCCACCGCAACCGATCACGACATAGGTTTTGGGCAAACTCCCCCAAAACCTATCAGGAATTCGAGCAAAAAACTCGTCGTGCGGATTGAATTTCATTAACATAATTTATCACCTCCACAATTTTTTAAAATAAAAAGGGCCCGATCGAATCAAATCGAATCGGACCCTTACTTAGGGGGTGTTAATAACCCCTTCCCTTTGGAGCGTTATATGTCCTTAACTCCAAGGTTGTCCCTGCAGGGACATCTTCAAAGTCTTCAGGCTCTATAAGATTGCCTTCAGAATCATACAAATCAAAAACGGCTATATTGTGCTTGCGGGCTATCTCTTTCACCTTCTCAGGTTTTCTCTCTATCTCATAGATATCCGCACCTACCCTTATCTTTACCTTATTTTCATTTTCAACATTCCAGGACATTTTAACCCCCTTTTCTTTTTTTAGCCCTGCCGCTTTTTGTCTTTCACCCCCTTCCTGCGGCTGTTTTAGGGCTAATTATAAATATATATAAATAAGGTATATAGTCAAGACTGAAAGAAAAAATTTTCTTCAATAAAATCAATAAGTTATAAAAGGCTCAAAAAGAAAACTCACAAAAAGAAAAAAGAAAGAAACCTTGACAGAATCTGGATCCGACCCTATATTTAATCTCAACGGATCCCGGCGGAAACCGAATCGCGGTCGCGACCACAGACCAACCGAACCGACGACACAAACCGAATCCAATCCAATCCAATTCTTAATGCCATGGGCGCACAAGCTTTAATGCCAGAATGTTGCAAGCTTCAATGCCAGAATATTACAAGCCTCAATTCAATATTTTATCTGAAATTTCGAACAATTCGACATTTTCAATCAATTCTTCTTTATTTTCTTCGAACCAAATCAAATGATTTTCTTTTAAAAATCGAGCATAAGCAATAATTAAAGCGTATTTATTTTCCTTTTTCTTCGCGTAAAGAAATCCCAATCCGACAAAATCTCCTTCGGGATTGAATTTGCAAACTATACATTTCCCGTTTTCATAAAGCATTTTAGCAATTTTAGTCAAATTGGTTTTGCTATTAAAAATCGGATAAATAATATATTCTTTTTCAATTAAATAATCATTAATTATAAAAATATCTTTCAAATCCATATATTCAATTAATCTTTTCGAATTTCCCAATTTAATGATTTTATTTTTTTGTTTATCCAACAATGCTTTAAATACTTCACCATTATAAATTTTTCCTTTTTCATCTATATATTTATATTCAAATTCTTTTTCTTCATCGTCCCCTTTCACGAACAATTTTCTCCAAACCCGATTTCCTTTTTCGTCGATCCAAATTCTTTCGAATCTGGAAGCAACAATCGAATCGGTGTCGATTCGTTTATAATAAACTTCTTCTCTTAATAGATCCCCCAAATTGAGGAAAATTCTTTTTCCACCTTGATAATTTTTCTTTTCTTTATTCTTCTTCACTGTTTACCTCCATTTTTTAATTATTCTTTTCATAAATAATCATCACTGGATAAGATGTGATAATAGTTTTGATTTCAACCTTGCTCTTGTCAAAAAATTTGATTTTCCAAATAGAGAAGTTCTCATCAACAAAATCGATATCGACTGAATCGAAATCTTCCCCTCTCCAATATGGGATTCCATTTATTTCAATGTACTTTATCTTCATTCCTGTTCCTCCTCAATGTCAAATACCCAATTCTCAAAATCATCTTCACAAATAGATGAAACAAGGTCCCAAATCTCGTTCATTTCTTCTCTATCCAATCCGCATTCGGGACAACCCAATCCATAAACGATTGCCGCGGCTTCCTTCCCACTTAAATTCCTATTGCATCCGTATAAAGCATCAATTAAATCCAAAGAATTCCATCCTTTTCCACAGACCTTACAAAAAATAAATCCCATTTTTACACCTCCATAATATCAAACAAAACTTTGAGCATTTTTTCATAATCTTCTATTTTCGACAAATCCCCTTCGTAATACCATCCCCAAACGTTCGGGTATTTCGTCCTGATTTCCACATATTGAACATCTGGATAGAAATTAAAGGCGATCTTTTTTCCCTTCATGTTTGCTTCCAAAACCAATCTGAATAGATTTTTCAATCTTTCTTTTGTAATGTAATTCATTCCGCACCCCCAAATCTTCTAATTTACATTATAATCTTTTTCTTCTCTTTGTCAACCCAAATTCCGTAAACGCCTTTTCTGAAATTGTGGTCCCTGTCGATCGTTTTCACTTTTATCCATCTTTTGTTTCTTCCTTCCGTCCACATAGCGTTGTAATTACGAATGACCAACCCTTCGTAATTCCGTTCTATTATCCACTCAAAAATCAATTTCTCTATTTCTTTCCAATTATCGCAAACCCAAAACGGGATGGCGAATTCTTTATGTTTATTAAGAAATTCTACTGTTCGTTCAAAATCGGCGTCCAAAATTCCGAACAATTTAATGTTTAAGTTATCATCCGATTTGTTTCTTAACAAATTATGAAAATCTTCTTTATTCCTTCCTTCACCGTAATGTAACTCGCCGAGATAGATTCCTTCCGGCAATGTTTCCAACCGGTTCAAAGCGGGAAAATCGAATCTATACCTGCCGTATTTCGCCTTGTTTACACAACAAACCGAATCGTTCTTTCTTATGATGTAACACAATTCTCCATCTAACTTGACGGAAACTAAGCATGGAAATCTTATGTCTTTCCTACTTCCCCTAAATTTGCATTCAGGCAAATCGTAATCCTTCTTCAAATATGTTATCATCCCGACACCCCCTTGACAAAATCTCTTTCCTTATTAAATTTATATCCAAAATGAATTGAAATCAAGGGGGTGCAAATTGAATTTAAATCTCTTCAAATTACTTTCCGAATCAAATCGAAAAAATCAGGCTAAGCCAGAAACCATCAAGGGGCTCGTTTGGGAGGCCGAATATAATTTGGAAACGTTCAATTTCAAATTCAAAGGTCACGAAGAAATCTTTAAAAGATGTGTAGAATTATGTAAGCAATATCCGAGAGGATTCTATCTAAAAGAAGACAAGAAATGGTGTCTTCATTTTCCCATTTATCGATTGGAAAAAGAAAAAATGAAAGAAATTTGTCGATTATTACAAAATCCGGAAATTCTGAAAAATAACCTCGAAAAAAATGTTCAAAAACTAATTCTTTCTCAACATGATTATACTGCGGATTCTTACCCGATTTCCTTCGAACATAAACTTTTCGATTTTCAAAAAGAAGCGATAAATTTTATCTATAACAACTGCGGAAAAGCTCTTTTGGCCATGACCATGGGAACAGGAAAAACGATCGTCGCATTGGGTTACATAGACAAAGTGGGATTCGACAGAATATTGATAGTTTGTCCGGCTTCGCTGAAAATTCATTGGCAAAGGCACATCGAAAGTTGGTTAAAAGAAAAATCTTTCATCGTAAATTCGGGAAAAGACGAAATTCCCGACGAAAGGTTCGTTATCGTAAATTACGACTTATTAGTCAAATTGGAAGAACGGCTCAAAGAATACAAACCCGAATTGATTGTATTCGACGAAATTCATTTTATCAAAAACCAAAATGCCAAACGTTCGCAAGCGGCAAAAAACATCTCCATCTATTCTCGATTCAAAATCGGACTTACCGGAACTCCAATTTTGAATAGACCTACCGAAATCTGGAATCCCATAAAAACCTTGGACGCGAACTTGCTTCCCGGATTTTGGACATTCGCGAGACGATACACATATATCCAACAAACAAGATGGGGAGTTCAATTCATAGGGGCGAAGAATCTGGACGAATTGAGAGAATTCTTAAAAAAGACGATCGTTTACAGAAAAACATTAGAAGAAATTAGTGAATTCGAACTTCCACCGTTCAAACGGATTTTGGTTCCGATCCCGAAAACGAAAGCGATGCGAATGTTAGATGAATCTTTACTGAAATCCGTTATAAAAGGCAGATGGACAAGAGAAAAATTTTCGAAAGTCATGACTTCATTGTCCGAATTCAGGCAGAAAGCATTGGAAATAAAACTGCCGTTCGCGCTGGAATTTGTCGAATCGCTGCTGGAAAACGAAGATAGAATAGTCATATTTCTATGGCACAAAAAAGCGGTCGAGGCATTGAAGCAATTTTGCAACAAACGTTCGATTCCTTATTCTATCCTGATCGGCGAAACCCCAATTAAAGCGAGACAAAAAGAAGTCGACAAGTTTCAAAACGGAGAAAGCAAAGTTTTTATCGGAAACATAATCGCTGCCGGAGTTGGACTTCAACTTACGGCCGCTTCAACGGCGGTCTTTTTGGAAGTGGATTGGGTCCCGGGAAATCTCATCCAAGCGGAAAAAAGACTTCATAGAATCGGAACGAGAAAATTCGTGAAATTTTACTATTTGGTTTTAGAAGGAACGATAGAGGAAAGGATGATAAAACTTCTAAACAAAAAAGCAGAAATCGCCCACGAAATTTTGGATAAAGATAATTTAGGGGATTATGTGAACCTGTTTAAAGAATTACTGGAAGTTTAACCTAATTATAAGTGATCCTCCTAAAACCTATTTAGTAATCTATTCTCTTTTCCAAGAATTCTTTTACTTCCAATAAATCTTATCTTTTCTTATTTCCATTATTCCTATATCCTCAAAAATCGGACAAATTCGAAATATTCTGGGGGAAATTTTGTATCCCCAATACCATTCAGGACCGTTAGCTTTATCATAAAATTCCTTTGAATTATCAAATCCAAAATCTTTGATTATCTTTTCGTCCACGATTCTCTTCCAATACTCATAATCATTAGAACGAGCTAAATAAATGTATTTTTCAGCCGGATGGGAAAGAAAGCTAAATGCTTTAATGCCAGCGAATGCCAAGCTATTGGTCGCAGCTTCCGAACAAAATTCTCTTTTCTTATCTATATCCTTATGTTTCTTAAAAATGTCCAAAAAAGGACCTAAAACAAACCAAACCAAACCAGCCAAAGAATAAGCTTCTTTTCCTTTTCTTTGCTTCCAATATAAATCTATTTTTTCCTTGGTTTCCTTGGGAACTTTAAGTAATTTTAAATATACTCTTGTATTGATATAATTTTCAAAAATATTTTCTTTTTTAACTTTTGGCCAAGTAGCAGAAATCATATTTCCAACCGATGTACAATCTTTCCTACTTAAATGTTTATTTACCTTTAATTCATCTATTAATTCTGATAATCCTTCCGGATTCAACGAATAACCGACATGAGTCGCCCTTCCCCATGTTCGCAACTGGATCAATAACTGTAATGGCATGAATCTTTTTATGCCCAAAGGTTCAAAAACCAAATAAATCACTTCGGTTTTATGAATTTCATCCGATTTATCTCTGACATTCGTTTTGCTTTTTAGCGGTGTTGAATGTAAAATTTCCCAACACTCTTTGCATAAATAACCATAATAAGGGGACCATTTCAAATCCTTGGTTATCAAACCGCAGCAATAACATTCATCGTTTCTCCTAACCATAACGACCTCCTCTTGAATCTTTTTCTCTCAAATAATCCAATACTTGTTGCAATCCAACATATTTTCCGTTCAACATGCCCCATCTCGCCCGATAGCCACGAACATCCAAATGGAAGCCAGGATGATTCCACTGTGGATAAACCCCCAAACCGACGAATTCGTCGACCTGTAATCCGGCTAAGAGTTCCAAAGTTTTTATTACTTGAATAAAAAACGATTCATTGGTTGCGATGTGAAAGTCGACAGCCATTCCTTTGTAATGAAAAGAGTGCTGGACGTGCTTTCCCTGAGTCCCGCAATGTATTACAAACGGCGCTTGCCATAAGTCTCTTAAATTGTCCAAAAGCAAAAGCAAAGTTCCGTTTATCCTCCAGTATTCCCCCCAGTTTTCGTCCGGGGAAAAATATCGTAATCTATCCCATATTTTCCTCATCAATTAAATCCCAATTTTTTGACTTTTCTTTCTATCGGATCATTTTGAAGATAACTTATTATCTCGGATATGCGCCATTCATCTTTAAACGATAGACGACAATCGCTTCCAGAAAATTTTTTCGCAAATTCGTTTGCCTCATTCGACGTAAGTTTTCTGAATTCCAAATAATCGAATGTTCTTCCGCTCCTTAAGATATCTTGATCTATTTCTATCTTCGACGAATTGAAGGTGAACAAAAACTTGGTTTCTTTGGACGAAAACGAATCTATGAAATATTTTAAATTCCTTGCGAAATCCCTTACCCAATCATCACTGTGGTTCTTCTTTATTGAAACATCCAAATCGTCGAAAATCACCAAAAACGGAGTTTTTTGCATCAGCTCTTCAAACCAAAATTCCGAAGTCGCCGCGACATCCAAATCTTTCACGAACAGGACGTCTCCTTTCACCTTCTCGACAAACAAGTCTGCCAATTTCCACGCAAAAAACGTTTTGCCAGTTCCCGGAACGCCGTAAACGAACAAACAAGGCGAATTTGAACTAAAGAATTTTTCGGCATATTCTTCGGTATCAATGTAAGGAAGTTCTATATAGTTGGATACATCCTTCATGGGAAACGCGACGGTTCTGATGAAATCATCGAAGAAGACAAAATATACGATTTTGTCTTGTGTCTTTTTAAGAAAATCATCCAAGGTGTTCTTCATCAGTTCGTAAAAATTCTTAAATTCTTTGAGGTCGTTCGTCCAAAAACAAAGGCCTATTTCGGAATGTCTCGCCCTTACGTAAAAGACCGAATTCGAATATTCCCCAAACAACCACCATTCGTTGCTTTTTATTACGCAGGTTTTGTACATGTAAGGTTTCAAGTCCCGTAAGATCTTATCGAATATCTTTATATTCAACTCTTTAACCTGAAATGACCTGCGAATCGAATGGATAAAATCCGATTCGAATAACGCGTCCATCAAGTTGACGGCAAAGGGAATCTGAATGAAATCTTCGATTCGATAAAGATAATGAATGGGGTCGGCCAAACTAAAAGAAGTGTTGTCTCTTATTATGGACTTTAAAGTCTTGCTCATCTCCCCGAACTTCCAAAACCTTTGTTTCCTCTTACGGACTTCAAAATTTTTTCCCAATTGTTAAATTCGTCCGCGTTAAGAAGATATCTAATTTCCACATTCAATATCAGTCTTGGTAATGAAAATTTAAAATACGGCACCAATACCAACTGAGCGATTCTTTCTCCCTTGCTGAAATTTGTCTTTACCTTTACGTCATTATATAAACAATCGTAAAGATAGTGAAAAACAATTTTGATTTCTCCTCGATATGACGGATCGACGGTTCCGGGCGAATTAACAATCGTAAAACCTTCCAACGCCAAACCGGAGCGGGGTCGAATCTCGGCATGAATTCCCAAAAAAGGAGAAATAAACAGTTTGACTCCAGTCGAAATCAATTTCGTTTCCCCCATTCTAATCGAAAAATCAAAAGCCGACTTCAGATCGAAACCCGCATCATCATAATTTCCAAATTCAGGCAAAAGCTCCTCTTCTTGAGCGCAAAAAATCACCGCATTATCAAAAGAATATCCCAAAGATTTATGAATCTCCTCTAACGATTTGAAAACTCGCATAATTCCTCCTTTTTTATTTTTTCCGAACAAAATCCCACAAGGTACTTGTTATCTTTTCACGCAAAGCGCCAACGAATTTGTCTGCTTCCTTGGTTGTAACAAACACATAAAATCCACCAACCAAGGAAAGACGATAACACAAAAAAACTCGTGGGTTCTGTAATAATGCTTCAATGATTTCCTCGTTTTCCGATCCCCCACCAGTAGCAAAAACCCACACTCCATCCTTGTTCCCACACAAATGCTCCCACGTCCAACACTTCTGGGCAAGACTCAAAGCTTTTTGAGGCTCAGCTCTTCTCAAAAAAGCAAATAAAGCAGTATTTTCTTGCTTCATTATTTACACCCAATTTATGCTTTCTCTTCCCCCACAGTTTTTACTTCAACCTGCCAACCCAAATACTTCAACAACTTTCCGACCACTCTTATGAATTTCGGATTTAATCTTGGAAAGTGAAACCAGATTCCTTTTTCCGTTTTTCCGATTAGATATCCCATTTCCCTTAATTCATAACAAGTCATGTGATCAATTTCAACATTTTTCAACCATAAAGTTGAACACCATAATGGATGAGTTTTCTTGAAATCATTTATTCCAAAAGTTTCCATTATCGTCCCCGTCGCCAACAAAACTCCCTCCAAATCTTCCAAAAATTCATCAATCTGTCGTCTTTTCTCCATTCACCACAAAACAAACATTAACGCTTTTGCAAAACGGACAAACAATGATTCGAATTTCTTGCTTAGGAATAGTTCTAATCTCAAAAAGTTTATTGCAGTCTTTGCATCTATAAATTTTATAGTTCTTCCAATAATTCATCATCGTTCCCTATTAACTTTCTAAGTTTTTTGTCGAACAAGTATTCTTCAAACAATTCTTTGTTGCTTCGCGCCAAAAGAAGCAAAACCATTCCGTCTCCCTTAAGAGCATCCTCGATTACGACATTTTTTAAAATGTTCGCCACTTTATTGTAAGGAAGTCCAACCATTCTCGCCAGTTCGGATTTGGTTTTTCCTCCCAAAAAATGGGAGACCGCCAAGGCCTGTTTCAATAAGGTCTTCCTCAAACCTTCAGCCGACGGGAGTCTCAGAAGAAACTTCTCTTCCGATTGGACCAAAGTAACGAGCTTCAAGGCGTTCTCCATTCCTATCAATTGGGCCAATTGAAAGAAAGACAAATCGACGGTTTTGTAAGACGCGACCGTCTTCTTCGGTTTGCTGATCAGTTCCTCTATTACTTCCCTCATTTCTCCCATAAGAACCTCGTTATTCTTCTCCTCACGATATCGACGCTTTTTCTCAATCCAACAGGAACTCTCAGATAAACGTCGACCAAAGTATCAACCCCGAACTCTCTTTTCAACCACATTATGTCCTCTTTCGAAAACGCAAAGTTGTGCAATCCCAAATCCAAAAAATCCTCAAGCTTCATTTTATCATAATCCATTCCTTGTAAATACAAATAATTTCTCAACCAATCTTTATAGCTTTTTCTACCCATTCCAAGAAATCCTCAAAAGGAAGCAAAACATAAGTCGGACTTCGATTCCTCTTCATGACCAATAACCACTTGCCAAAACCATACCTTTTGGCCGATTCTTCGGTAATTCTAATCCATTTGGGAATCTCCCACTTTTCCTGATTTTTGCATTCGATATAAACCGGAAATTTCCGTTTTGCTTCCCCGATCAAAACGACATCGGAACCGGATTGACTCATAGGACGCGATTGAACCAATTCGTCTTTGCCTGCAGGAAGCTTCAAAACTTTGGCCAACGCCTGTTCGACGTGTTGTTGCAATCTTCTTCCTTTCGCCTTTTTGCTTGAAGTCTTCATAGAAGAAAAACCTGACGACAAAATGGACAATACTCCTCTTTTCTTCCGTTTTCTAAAGTTATTCCCACTTTCTTAACCTCTTTCTTGCACCAAGGACAATAACAAACGAAAGTTCCGTCGTCCCTTTTCGCTATCTCAGCGAAACCTATTCCGTCTATTATTGATTCGAATTCGTCAAAATGACCGTCGTGATAATAGATTCTTTCCATTTTTTCCTCCTTATTCTTTTGTTCTCATATACATTGCCAATTCCTTAGCTTTCTTTTCCTCCCTTAGCTTGTCGCACTGCTCGGGAGTGTAATCGGGGTTGTACAGAAATTGATAACAAACCGAATCCAACCAATCATAGATTCTAAAGGCGGGAATAAAATATCCCATATGAGTCACCGCCGAACCGCCGAATCCGATAAAAACGACAGAAATTCGAGACGGAATTCCCAAAAATTTCCATGTTCCGTTTTCATTAACGTAAACTCCGCCTCCCGAATTACCAAATACAGATGGAGCAGACGACAACCAGAACTCATAGTTGTCTATTTCTATCTGAATTCCGTTAAGGTTGCCGAACGTAACGACGGGTTTTTCTCCCAACGCAGCTCCACAACAACAAAGCGGAACGAGCAATGGAACGTTTTTGGCTTCTTCGTGCGGATAAAGTTTTGCAGTATTATACTGAATATTATCCCTAACTTTTAGGAGAGCTATATCCTGTTCCTTACTATAAGCGATAATATCCGCCAAAACGGAAGTAGAGGCGATATATCTTCCAGTATCATCGTATCTTCCTACATTCAATTCAACTGGCGAAGTAAAATCCCTCTTCACGTCTTTCTTAATTATATTATCCCATACCTGCTTGTACTCAATATTCTTCTCGATTACGTGATGATTAGTAAGGACATAAGTTTGGCCATCTTTAGAGTAAATTATCGTTCCGGAACCAATCGCATCCTTGGCGAGAATCCTAACACTTGGCTTCAAAACCTCGTCCAAAACTTTTCTTCTCAAACTTTCGCTTAAAATCATTTCCACCTCCTTTTTTTCACTTATTATAAACCATTTTCAATTTTTGTCAAGACCCTAATGCGAAATTCTTCCTTTTTCCCCACGTTAAATCTTTCGATCGGTCTCAAATAACCTATCACCCTCGTCATTTTTGTCACCTCGCTTGAGCAATTCGGACAATGATCCCTCAAATCGGGATCCACATAAGCGCCGCAATTGCGACAATAAGAAATTATCCTCGTCAAAGTGAAATAAGGGATTCGAGTCGAAGTCATCAATTTGATAAAACTCCAAAATGCCTTCTCATCCATCTCTTCGTTCGAATAAACATGGACGACACTTCCGCCATTTGCCACGGGGATCAAAACTTCAGAAATCCTTATCAAATCATAAAGGTTTCCTTGTTTATCCGCAGGAGGAAGAACGGAATTGGAATAAAAAGGGGCTTCCTCCCCCGAAGTATAAATATCGGGGAAAAATTTTTTGTCCAACATAGCCAAACGGTAAGAACATCCTTCCGCAGGGACATATTCCAAATTCATCAACAAACCTTGTTCTTTTTGAAATTCTTGGATTCTGTCGAATATGTACGAAACAATTCGGTATGCCGGATGGGATTCATCTTCCACATCTAAAACCCCGTCTTCAAATCCCAGATTTATAAGACATTCATGAAGACCGACAATTCCAAATGTCAGAAAATAAGTTTCGAAATTTGGACGATCGTAAATATCGGTCAAGGGAGTCAATCCCATTTTTCTGTATTTTATGATATTTTCTCTTCTTACCAATAAAGCCTTTTTGGCCAATTCCAACATGGAATCAAGAATTTCATAAAAGTTTTCCCATTTATCTCCTTTCAATTTGTTCGCTACATATCCATAGCGAGGAAGATTCAAAGTGACTACCGACAAACTGCCTGTATTATCGCCCGCTCCGAATTGCCCTCCAATTTTCATCTGAACTTCGTGAGTGTCATTGAATAACCTACAACAACTGCTTCTGATTTGATTCGGAAGGATTCGTTTATTCTTTGCCATTACACCGTTGATACAATTTTGGAAATAAAAAAGTCCCAATTCGACGGAAGCACGGGCTATCAAACTTTTTAGTTCTTCCGATATTTCAGAATCAAATGATGGGCTAAGAGTTATCGTTACAAGGGGAAAAGTAAACGGTTGACCTTTCCCATCACCTTTCAGCATCACTTCGATAAACTTTCTGTTAAACAAATCGACTTCTTTTTGTAGTTCGCCATATTTGTAACTGAGTTGCTTGCCACCAACAACGCAATATTCGTTCTTCAAATCGGAATTTTTCAGCGAAAGCTCAAGCATAACATTGGAAAATATCGCCTGACCGCCGGAACGATTCGAATAATTAAGATGAAAAATCAACTCCTGAACACATTGTTCGGTATATCTTTCAATGAATTTCCAACTCTGTTCCTCGGACAAACCTAACAACTCTTTGTAATACAACCTGTCCTCGCGAATGAAAGGAGCGCAAAGAACGTCAAGACTGTTGACCGCTGTCGCCCCTGCCACTTCATGGGACAAAATGGTAAAATAATTGATCAACTGATTTATCAACGAAGACAAATGCTTTGCAGGCTTTGCGGCTATTCTCGTGTTCGGATGCATCCCTTTGGCTATCAATTGTCTCAAACCCACAGCGGCGCAGTATCTAATCATTCCGTGTCCAATCATTCCTAAGTCGTGCAAATGAAACCAACCGGTTCTGTGGGCAAAACTGATACTTTTAGGTAACTTTTCCAAACCGATTTCGGCAACTGCCAAAGAAGCGAGGTGGTGCCTCAACGCATCATAAGTGTTTTCGATGTTGCTGTTCTCCCTCGTTCTCCAATCGGAGCCTTCCAAATAAGCTTCAAATTCCTCGAGATTTCTTTTTCTGAACGAGGTCACAGCGTTTCGCTTATCCTCAGGCGTCAAGGCGAAAAGCTCGGAAAGTCTCATCATTCACCTCCTAAATCAATCATTATCCCTTACATTTAAAGGTTCTAATTTCATACCTTTCGGACAAAATGGACAATCGGTTTCGATATACTCAGCGAATTCCAACTCGGGAATTTCCCTCTTCATCTCCCTCACTATATCTTCATTAAAGACTGGTTTATAAACGATGCATCTTAAAGTATATCTTGGAAATTTCCTTACTATTTTTAAGGACTTTCTAATCTCCTTTAAACAATCTTTTCCAGTCACAAAGTAATAATAATCACCAAAGAAAGGAGCTTTGATGTCTAATTGAATATGGACATTGTCCTTAAATCTCAACAATTGTCCCAAAATATTTGGATTAGTTCCATTTGTTTCTATTTTTACCTTAAAACCATGTTTCGTCAAAAATCCTATAAATTGAACAATGTCAGGTTGAATGGTCGGCTCCCCTCCGGTAATAGCCAAACATTTGGTCTTCGAATTGATTATTTTACTGACAATTTTATCCAAAGAGGTTTTCATCTCTTCAGGAAGTTCTCCGGTCGCGAGTTTCCAATTAAAACAATAAATGCATCTCAAATTACATCCGATCGTATATAAAACCAATGATGGTTCGTTTTCCCATTCAATAAATGAATAATCCAAATAGTTAACCACCAACATAAAAATCCTCCAAAACAGTTTTCCCGTTAGACTTAACCAAGCAGATCCGATTAGCAAACTTTTCGCTAAAATCTTGGGAATGCGAAATCACAAAAATTTGTTTCCCTTTTTCGGTGAAGTCGAGCAACAAATTAGCAAACAATTCCTGTTTCGTTTTGTCAAGACCTTTCAAAGGTTCGTCAAGAACCAACAAATTGTATTTTTTTCCGACTTTTAATTGAAGCAAATCCGATGTTGCGAAAGCGCAAGCCAAACGAACCAACTGTTTTTCGCCCGCGCTCAATTCCTTGAAGCTCAAATTGTCAAAAAGCAATTCTATTTTTTCCAAATTGGATTTGCTTTTTTCGGTAACAAATCTCAATTCATAAGGAAAATCAAGCCGACTAAGATAGTCGTTTACCAAAAAAGAAAAATCGTCCAAAAACTTTTCAAACAATCTAACATGAATGGTTTTGAATCCCGTAGCCCAAAAATCGTAACATTCTTTCGCATCCATCAAAACTTCTTCTTCCTCTTCAAGTTTGACAACTTTCAATTTGTAACTCCGAATTTTCTTTTCTCTTTCCAAGTTCTGTTTTTCGAATGGATTATCAGCATTTTCATATTCTTCAAGTTGCTCATTTATCATATCAAGCTGTTTCCGCCACTGTTCCACATTCCAATTCAAATCTTCTACTTTCTTTTTCAACTCTCTTTTCAAAGACTTCAGCGAAAGACTTTTTTCCAATTCCTTCTCGTATTCTTCCCTTGTTTTCTCCATCCGACCGCCCAAAGAATTTTGTTCTTCTTGCAGCCGCTCAAACTTTCGTTTTAATTCATCAAATTTGTCGTCCAGTTCTTTCTTAGTTCGCCTTAACGGACCCAAAACCTTCTCGATAACGATATCGTCTACCGGACGCTTACAAGTGATACAGTAACCCTCTTTAAACGAATCCATTTCATTCTGAATTCTTTTAATGTTTTCCGCGATGACATTCAAATCGGAGTGAGCCTTTTGCAATTCGGAAGTCACTTTATCATATCTTCTTCTATACTCGTCAAGTTTTTTCTTTAAAGAATTAAGGCGGTTCGTCTTGCTTTCTTCTTCTCTTTCGGCAATTCGTTTTTTCAACTCGTCCAATTTTTTGGCCTCCAAATCTATCTGAGAAAGAATCATCTTTTTTTGCTCTTTCAAACTTCTAATCCGCTCTGCTCTTTTTTGTTCAAATTCTTCTATTTTTGGCAACAAATCTATATCTTCTATTTCTTTTAAAGAACCCAAAATGAAAGTTTTGTTTTCCCTTACGGCTTGGAGTTTCCTTTCGGTCTTTTTGGAATTGTCCGAAGCTTTCTTCGAACCGGACAAAAATACATTCAAACCAAAAAGTTCGGTTAGAGTTTGGATCCTTTCGTAAGGCATTTGATCAACAAAGGATTCCCAATCCTCGGTAACGAAAACAGATTTGGAAAAATTCTTCGGCGTCATTCCGACGAATTGTTGCAAAAATTTCTGAGCGTCTTTAAATGTGTCAAAATTTAATGTTTCGCCGTTCAATTGAATCTTCATTTGACGAGGCTCTTTCACCAAATCGCAAATTTTTCCGTCCAAAGAGAATTTTAATTTGATTTTGGGAGAAAATTTTCCTTCTCTATACAAAGATTCGATTGATGATTTCCAAATAGATTGGTTGAACAACGAATAAAAAATCGCCCCCATCAATGAAGTTTTACCGCTTCCGTTGGAACAAACATTGGGAACATCAAGATTTTTCCCAGTTATTACATAAACATTTCCCTCATCGGGAAATTCAAGTTCCACTCTCTCTATTGATCTAAAATTCTCTACACAAAGACTTAAAATCTTCATCTACAACTCCAATAACTTCTTAGCCGTCCTAAAGTAATATTCTTTTTTGGAAACTCCCATTTCATCTAAATAATCCTTAAGAATGTTATCAATCTCTTTTACATCAAAGACTTCGAAATTGTTCTGAACCTTTCCCGTTTTCATGTTTTCTACATACTTTACCGACAGTGTTTGAACATAATCATAGTTCGAACAAACTTTCTTTATTCTTTCTTTCGAAAAGTTTCTCTTTACCTTAACCAAAAGATGAGTTTTCTCATGCCATCTCGCTATACGATCAAGATGCAACATTAAATCTTCCTCAGAATCAGCTTCGATGGAAACATATCGAATGAAATCTTTGTATTCAACGAATTCGATTTCAGAATTCAAATCTTTCAGTTTGATGATTCCTCTCTTCTTTCTTTTGGAATTCTCGTCCGCGTCTCTGAAATCCCTCGGTAAAGGCATTCCTACGCTAATGAATTCACAATTCTTAAAGTAGTTTTTGACGCGAGCAAAAGTATGGTAATGTCCAGCGAAAATTCTATTAAACCCAAAGAAATGTCTCAATTCCAAATCCGTTCCGTAAGGGAAGATCTCTTTAACGAATTGATGAATAAAGAGATATTTCTTTTTCGGCAACTTCTCCAAAGTTTTAAGAAATTCCGATTCCTCCATAAAAGGAACGAAAATCCTTTCTTCTTCTATTAAGACATCCTCAACAAACAAGACACCTTCGAATCCGTTCAAGAACCTCAAAGATGGATTATTTCTGTCAACATAATCGTGATTTCCCATCAAAACATAAAATCTAACGTTTGTATGCAAATTGCTTACAAAATCTACAAACAAATTCTTTATTTTATTAGGAATTCTGTCCTTCTTTTCAAATACGTCACCCAAACAAATGAGTTCGGAACAATCATTCACTTGTCGCAAGAGCCAATCCAATAGCTTTTCGTTTTCCTCGAAATTCTTTTCGTCCAAATGTAGATCCGAGAATATCGCTATCACGACTTAAAACCTCCACTCAAATACTTTAAATTTTTCTTTCTTCTTCACTCTGTTGGTGTGTAAATGTTGTGTTCATCAGTTTTTAACTTTACTGGATCTTCAAGATAAATGTTTGTTTCTCTGTTGAATCCGTGCCTTTCATCAAAATAAATTATCTTCTGAGAAGGAACATTCGATAACATCAGCCTGTTAATGGACAAATCGGTCCCACCAACCATTGTCCCGTTAACGAAGTAAAAATCACCGACATTGATCGGTTGATGGAAATGCCCAAAAATGGCGTAATGAATAGGCAAGTCGTAAAGGGAACTCAATCTTCTCACAACCCTTTCCAACCCGTAAAAGGGGATTCCGCTCCAACTCTTAACTGCGTTACCGTGCGCCATGTAAATGTTAAATCTTCCAGCCTTGAAAATCAACGACGGACCTTTGGAAATAAAAACTTTGACATTTTCTTGGTGTTCCAAACTCAACTTCAAAATCTTGTAAAAGACGTAATCCCAATTGGACTTCGGGTGGGAATATTTATGAACTCTTCCGTGATTACCAAAAACGCAAAAAACTTCCACTTCTTCGAACAACCGAGCCATGGAAAATACAAACCTTATTTCTTCCCTTATCCCTTCGAATATTTGTTCAACAACTGGTAAATCAATCGAAAACGGCTGAGACGGATATACTCCACATTCGTTTTCGATTATGTCCCCCAAATAAAGAATTTTCGCTTTCCGCAATGAAAGAAATTTTCTGTCCTCTTCCCAAAAGGAATAGATTTTCGCGATCAATCTGTTCAATCTTTTTTTGTATTCGTCGAAATCATATTTCGAAATTCCTTGAACAAAATCGGGATTGACCACCAACCCAATATGCGAATCGCCTCTAAGGATGAACATCTGCAAATCGGTCTTCGCGACATCGAGCTTAGGAATAGGAACCTTAAAACCTTTAAACTTTTGCCGAACGATTTTTTCGGCAATTTCGGCAATAATCCGACTTTTCTGTTTTTCCGTTTCCAATCGCTTCTTTAAAGAAGCAAGTTCGGAAATTAAATGTTTACAATCATTTTCCTCAACTAAACCGAACATTCGAAGGTATTTTCTTACGGTTTTTCTCGTAGTATTCAGTTCCTTAGCTAATGATCTAATCGAACCAACCTTCGAATATTCTTCTTTCCACCAATTTGGATCTTCTGGAAACTTCTTCGTCATTTCAATAAGTCCTCAAGTTCCCCGGCGGTTTTTCGTAAACCTGCCGTAAGCTCCCAATAAAACCATCTGTATGCCGTCAAGTTTATTCCTTTTTTCTCGTAAAGGGACACGAGAAATTCGAGTTTCGCCAAATCAATTAAAACGGACAACAATTTTTCATTTTCAAAATCGCCTCGGATAAAGTAGGATCGTAGGATTTTATGCAAACGGCACAATTCATTGGTGAGTTGCGTTCGTCTCTCGGGCGCCAATTCTTCGGAAAAAGGGTAACTTTTAATGGCACACACAACATTCGTTCCAACGAGCTTCTGAGTAAACGCTTCGATTTTCATTTCGTTCCTCTTGACTTTCGTTTTCTCCAAAAACATTCGGCGCAAACATAATTGTCAATTTCCTTATCGTAAAAATATGAAGGGGAATCGCAAAAAGCGCAATAACCCCGCCTCGACTCCGAATCGTCAATCAAAATGATTTCTTGATTTCTCCCACCTTCGTGAAATTCTCATTCAACACCGAAACTTTCAATTGAAAGTCAAAAAAGGCTCGATCCAAACCGACCCTCTTGAACTCGTCGTCGATCAAACGATCGACTTTTTCGGCAAGGCCATCGAGAAATTCTTTTTCTTCCCTAAGCAATTGATTTGACATCACCCCAATACCTCCCAATTTTTATTTCCACATTTAAAGGAATCTTTTTCGTCCACTCGAAAGGTATGTCTAACATTGACATTTTCACATCCTCTATTCCTTTTTCAATTTTGTCGATCTCGCAATAAACGGCTATCTCATCATGCACCATCAGAGGAATCCAGTAACCCATTTTGTAAAGTTTTATCCAGGCCATTTGGGTACAATTCACCGCGGAAGATTGAATCGGAAAATTGATTATCTCGTTCCAGTTCATCGGACCGTATCTCCTTCTTCCGTCGAGAGATTCAACATAGCCTCGTTTCTCGTAAAGAGAAAACAACATTTTCTGCCACTGTTTCACTCCTTTATACATATCCAAAAGTTCCTTTCGAAATCTTTCCGCCTTTTCTTGCGGAATTCCCAAATTGAAAGAAACGGTTTTGGCTCCGGCACCATAAAACACCGGAAAAACGAAGCCGTTCTTCGTTTTGCTTCGCATTTCTTCGGCTTTGTCTTTGCCAAAGATTCTTTCGGACCATTCCAAATGAATGTCATGCCCATCCCAAATGTGTTTCAATAACAGTTCGTCTTCGGACGCAGCCCCCAAAACCATCACTTCGAGCTGTTTGTAATCAGCATCTATTATCAAATGTCCTTCCGGGGCCATTATTAGATTTCTCATTTCCTTGAATTTCCTTTTGGGAAAATTTTGGACATTGGGAGAAGACGACGACAACCTCGCGGTCCTCGTTCCCAACAAGTTGTAATTCGTATGGAACTTTCCGTCCGGATAAAGACATTCCTTGCTTCCTTTGACATAAGTGGACAACATTTTGTTGATTCTTCTCAACTCCAAAAGCTTTTTACAAATCCAAACTTTGTCGGAAAGTTCCTTCAAAACCTCTTCGTCCAAAGACTTCTGATTTTTCGAAGTTCTCTTGGGCCAATTGGGAACGTCGAAATATCTTTCGATGAATGCGATAACTTGCTGAGGAGAGTTGATATTAAAAAAATGCTTCGCCGCTTCCCTCAACGATTTCGAATCCCCTTTCTCGATTCCGAGCAAAACCTTTACCGAAGAAAGATACGAACTTCCGCACAAATCGACGAATTCCGATTGGAATTCTTTCACCTGTTCGTTCTCATAAATCGAATCTATCAATTTTTTGGCTTCGTTCCTCAATTCCATTTCCTTCTTTTCCAAAAAATCTGTATTGACCACAATTCCTTTGATTTGCGAATTGACGACTGCGGAAGGCAGTTCGACAAAATAATCATGATAATTCTTCCACAAATTCGAACCTGAATACAGCTTTTCCCAATAGTTGTACAACCGCAAAGTGAAAATCGCGTCCTTGGCGTTGTGGACCAAAAGCTCAGACTCCGTAAAGTCCTTCTTTTTCCAATCGACTTTATAATATGGTTCACCTAAATAAGCCCACGCAAGAAAATCGAGAGAATGAAATCCATGATTGGTTTTCAAAAAATGCGAAATCATCATCGTGTCCCTGTAATTTCTGACTTCGGAACATTCGAAATAAACCTTTGCCCATTCGATTTCGAAAGAAGCGTTGTGAAATATCTTTTCGACGGAAGAATCTTCAAACAATCGCTTTATCTTTCCCTTCACCTCGGCCAACAAAACGAAAGATTTCGGCATGGGAAAAACCATAACATCTTTCTCATCCAAAGCAATCGCAATCGAAATCACCTTCCCGCCTAAATAAGGTCTCGTTTCATCTGTCTCCAAATCCAAAGCGATCCGTTTTCCTTTGATATTTAGATTCTCCAAGATTTCTTCTTCCTTCAAAATTTTTATTCTCGGTTTGCTGTATTTCGGGATTTCTTTCTTAACTAACGCTTTCGCCAACCCGATCGCCCTTCTAAAGAATATATCATAATTTTTGTTTCTCAAAACGAACGCAGGATGATAAGCCGGAACTAACCACCTTCCATTGAAAGGAATAAAATATCCTTGGGCTTTCGAAAAATCGTTTCTCTGGGTTAATGCCTTATACGCCGTTTCTCCGCAAGTGATAATCACTTTAGGACTTCTTAAATTGATATCTTCCAAAACATGATGTTTGCAGACTTCGACCACTTCGTCGGGAATTTCGCTTCTCGGCGGAAAATAACAATTGACGGCGTTCCAAAATCTGCAAAATTGAACCATGTCATTCAAACACTTCTTCAAAAGATTGCCGGACGGCCCAACGAACGGTTTTCCTCTTTTCACTTCTTCGTCCCCGGGGCACATCCCGACGACATAAATCAAAGGCTTTTCCGCTCCTGAAGCCTTTACGATTTTTTTATCGCCAATCGGACAATTCTCGCATCTTTCGCTTAGCATTAATTTTCTCCCATTTCTTTTTTATGCGCAATTCCTTTCTTCGGCGTTTCTGGGACGGTTTTTCATACCAACGCTTCCTACGCCATTCCATCAAAATGCCGTCTTTTTTGACTTTCTTCTTAAATTTCTTCAAAGCTTTATCGAAATCCCCATTAACTTTAACTTCTATTCCCATAAAATGCCTCAAACATTTTCTCCGCGAATGTCCTCGATTTTTCTTTCTTGACCAAAAAATTGAAATGCGAACGGAGCAACGCCTCAACTTGATTCAATGGGATGGGAGTCGGAGCTTTGGTTGCCAAAACGACGAAAGCTTCATTCCGCAAATCCTCATATTCGAATTGAGGCAAATGGGGCAAAAACCGTTTCACAACCTTATCAATCACCAATTCAACTCCCGCGTCTTCATGAAACCAAAATGTTTTTTCCATTCTTCATCTCGCCTTCTCCAAATTCCAAATATAGGACACAATTTTATTTTTGTCAAGAGGAGAAAGTTCGGATGGATCAATTTTCTCCGGCAATTCCATAATTTCAGTTTCAACGAAGGAATTGAGAAAAGAAGCCACTTTATTGGACGAATACTTTTCTCCGCCATCAAACATCAAATAAAGTTTTGAAGGTCTTTTACTCAAAATTTTCAATACTTGAGTTTCTGTTATCTCTTTACCAAATAAAGCAACGGTTGGATAAGGATAAAATCTGAGACAATCAAAAATTCCTTCGACGATTAAAACTTTATCCCCAAGCTTTATACCATCTATATTGTAAACGAGTTTTTTCAAAGGTTCAACAGAATCTTCGTTTCTCAAGTTCAAATAACGAGGCTCAACGTTCTTCAGAAAAGCCCTACCTACCAGACTTTTAACTATTCCGCCTTCCCTTATGGGGAATATTATTCTTCCGAACCATTGACCCCACGTCGAAAAATAAATATCATTCCACAATTTCTCGGGGACGTTTCTCTTTCTTAAGTAATTTCTCGCCAATTTAGCCAAATCGGAATCTTTCAAAACACAAAAAGTGTCCGGAGGAAATTTAACATACTCTTTGCCGTTTGTTTCTCTTTTTTCTCTTTTCTTGGAATACGTGGAATAACCATATTTATAAGCTATTCTTTTTGCTTCTTTTATATCAACATTGCACAGAATTTTTATCAAATCGGGGAACGAACCCGAAGAATCACATACCCAACAATGGAAATAACCATAGTCGAGATGAATTCCGCAATGGAACGCAATGGAAACGCTCTTCGCCACAAAAAGGGCAACAAATGTTTACATCATTCCTACCAACATTTTTTCCCTTTTCCCTATACGAAATATTATGATCCTCCAAGAATTTACGAACTTCCAACACCCCGCTTCAAACTCCTAATTACTCTTTAAATAGACATTTTTTTCATCCTTTCTTGTCTTTTCCAAAATTTCGGCAAGTTTTTGGTTAAGAACCATAAGAGATTTATCCAACGACTTCAAAGCTTCTTTCCCTTCTGACTTGGCGATGTCGGCTCCGTACTTAAAGAATGCAGTGGTAAGAATAATTTTTCGAGTCGGGCAGAACACGAAAGCCGAAAGGAAAAACAAAAAAGAAATTATCAACCATCGCATTCTCTTAATGTGCTTGCGCCAAAACCATCTCTTTTGTCTTCCGCTCCAATTGCCATCAACGATCATCAAAGCAATCGCGAGATAAGCGGCGAAAGAACAAATCGAAAGGGCGGCGAAAAAGAAAAGAGTTCCTTCGATTTTGTCACTTATGGCCATGAAATACGCCCCTAACCACGACATAATATTCCTCCTCGTAAATGGTTTATCAAATCCCAATAATTTCTGTAATAAGGATATTCGTTCCAAGGCCGCGAAATCGGAAGGAAAAACGGATTATTCAATGGCATGTTCGGATGGTCGTCGATCAGAAACGCGTCACACAATGAATCCAACAATTCGATTTTGTCTTTTTGATCGCCAACTAAAATCAAATCTCGAGATTTGGCCAAGAACCCGTGCTTCTTCAACCAATCAATGTGAACTTTCCAACTATTAGGATGTTGGCAAGTGCAATAAAACACTTTTCCTAATTTCGACAATGAGTCCACAAAATAATTCGCGTAAGGATAAGGCAAAGCCTTTTCGAAAACTTCTGGAAGGTTTATCCAATAAGAAATGGGCACACCAAACAATTCGGCATTCCATTCATCGATGAAATCGTCGTCTCGCGGAGAATAAATCGCGCCGTTATAAAGATATATTCCCGAAACCAAGTTTCTTATCACTCCATCTAAATCTACCAAAAATATCATCTTTCTACTCCAAATCGTCCAAATAATCACTCCTCAAAACAAGTCGTTTTTTCAAATCCTTTTCCGTCGGCGGTTCCAGAGTTTTATCGTTCAGTCTAAAATCCGGATACAAACTTCTCAACTTCCAATAACATTCCCTTACGATCCCGGGAGCATAGGTAGGTCTGCCGTGAGCGTAACGCGCACTCATCCAAAAAATTCGTTTTATTATGTCGTACAAAATTTTTTCTTTTTCTTCAGAACTCGGGGATTTCCTCATTTCCATCCTCCTTTCTCAATTTCATATCTAAAAATGAATAAATTTTATCTAAAACTAACCTCTTGGTCGTTTCCGGAATGCAAGGAATCGGTTCATCGGGAGACATTTCCCTTCCGGAAATCAGAAATTGACCAATCGAATAATTTTGTCTTAAGACAAATTTTTTGAGTTTTTCTCCTATTCTATTACGGACAATCATCAACCTCGCGATTTTCAACTCGTTTTCCAAGGGCGTTTGGGAAATGCTTATTCCAACATCGGCTCTTTGCATTTTCGAAATGTCTTCCGCCGTTTCCTTGCCAGTTACCCATAATTTGCCTTCCGCGCTTCTGTTTGCTTGCGAAACTACAACAACGGCAATCTTATATTTCAAAGCGATGAGTTTCAATTGTTTGTAAATCTCGATAGATTCCAAACGAGGTTCAGAAAACCTCTTGTCGGCCGACATCAAATCTGGCGTATCGATCAACAACATATCAGGATAATATTTATACCTAATTTTAAATTCTTCAAGTAGCGAACGGATTCCCGAAGGAGTTAGTCTGTCGGCGGTTCCGTCATAAATCAAAGCGTCCCCGAATCCTTTACAGAACTGCAAAAGTTTCTTTATCTCGTCTCGTTTATCAAAAATCGAATTCGGAATAAAAGATTCGACATCGGAAAAATCTTCGGTCAGAACATAAGTTTCTTTTTGTCCGTTTAGGGAAACTCCCGCCAAAGACATGTAAAATCTCGTCGCTATTTCCTTTTTAGTCATTTCAAGAGTAATAAATAAAGGAATGACGCCTTGCAACAACGCTTCCCGAAAAAGATAAATCAACGCCCATGTTTTTCCCGTCGAATAAAGACCCAACCATACCCACAAACTTCCTCTTCTCAAATGGGCGTATTTGTCTAAATCCGAAAAACCTGTGGTCATCAGGAACTCGGAATCAGAAACTTCTTTTCGAAACACTTCTTCGAAAAAAGCCTCATCCAATACGGATTCGATTTTACCTTCATACCTAAAAACCTTTTCGATGGAAGTTTCGAAAATTTTTTGAATCCGATTTACGTCTTCGTTCTTCAACGCTTCCTGAGCTTGCAATATCGCGGAAGAAAAAACTTGTCGCTTCACGAAATCATCCAAACGATCAAGAACATAATCCTTAGAAACATCCAAACCTTTCAATCTATCCAAGTACTGCTCCAACAACGAAACACTTTCATCGGACTCAGTCTCCTTCCACCTGAGCTGCAAATCGTCAAACGAACATCTTCCGTACTTCAACTTGAATGAACAAATATCGCACGCGATCTTTTTCTTAAATTTGTCAAAAAATACGTCGTCCAAAGGAACCCTTTTCGACACAAAATCCGTAAATTCCGAACTTCTCAACATCAAAGCCAAAACAGCGTCTTGCAAATCAAGCATTTTCATTCCGATCCTGTATTGCCATCAAGTCGCATGAAAAATTCCTTTGTGATTCTTTCTTTAGCCAATTTACAGTAATTTTTGTCTATTTCTGTTCCTATTCCTTTTCTATTCAACAAAGCACAGGCGATTAAAGTACTTCCACTTCCCAAAAATGGGTCTAAGACAGTATCGCCAACAAAACTTAAAAGTTTAATGCATCTCTTTGGAAGTTCTATTGGAAAGGGAGCAGGATGTCTAACCTTTTTCTTACTTTCGCCAGAAAATGTCCATAAACCATTAGTCCATTCCATGAATTCTTCCCTTGTTATATCACTTTTATCATTTTTTATTTTTCGCCATTTTTCTTTATAGAAAATGACAATGGCTTCCACAGGAGCAATTACATAAGGTGTCCGTGCACTGAGCCATGAACCCCAGGCAGTTCTTCTTGATATATTGCCTTCATTCCATATTATTGTTGAAAAATACTTCCAGCCTACTTCTTTAGCAATATTGACTATATTCCGCATAAACACTTTGAAATCCTGCCTCTTTTCTCCCTTTGCTTTTATCTAAAGGTATATTAAGGCACATTCTTCCATCTATTTTCATCAATGAGTATGCTTTCTTTAGCCATTTTTCAGTAAACTCAAGGTATTTTTCATAGGGAATATCGTCCCGAAAAGAGTTATAGTGAATATCTACATTATATGGAGGAGAAGTTACAATCAGATCAATCGAGTTCTCTTCAATTAAGCTTGTTGTTAAAAAATCATCATAAATTATTTTAATATTCCCTTCTTTTGTTTCAAAGAATATTTTTTCCTTTTCCATTTAGTTCATTCTCCATTCACACTTCCGTCCTTTAATATCCCGTGTCGAACATCGCTCCATACCAAGAATAACATTTCGCCAACATCAAACTGAGACCATTCATCAAATTGTCGAATAAAATTTTTCCGTCGAATTCCATTCCGTTCCAAGCTACATAAAGCTTAATATGCTTATAACCTTGAGACAGAATTTGGGCTTCATTGTTCAAATAGGCGTCGGCCTTCAATCGAACGGGGGAGATCCACTGGTGGATAAATCTAAAAATCAAAGCGGCCCAAAAAATCTCGTCCTTGGAAATTTCCGTTTCTTCTTCGTCCAAAGAAAAAATTATCAATTCCTTTACTTTTTCTCGGGCTTCGGAAGTTGAAACGACTCTTTTTGTCAACCAATATTCGTATTTCAAAGCAAGATTCCTATTCAACGCGTATCTAAAGCTCGTTATCGTCGGGTCAGAACCTTTCTTGGAAGAATCCAAAAAGAAGAAATGGGTGATTTCTTTCAAATAGTCAAGAGGATACAACTCCAAAGCCAGTTTCATTACCTTTCTCGAAAGAGCAGTCGGTTTTCCTTCCGAAACGACATATTTTTTCTTGATTTCAAACCAATAATTTTCGTATTCCTCGAATTCTTCCCGGCCGAAGCTTCGTTTGAATCTTCTATCCACCAAAGGATGTCCTTTCAAACCGCCATAATCGTCGAACTCACCTTTCGGTTCGAAAAAATTTTTCATTATGTATTCGTAATCCCGCAAGAAAGCCTCGTTGCCGGTTTTGTCAGAATACCATTTCGCCGCTTTGTAACTTTCGCGACAAAAGTTATAGAGAATTTCCTTGTTTTCATCACCGCGCCTTTCGGGGAAGGAAAATTCGCCGTTGTATTTTTCGTAAAGCTTTTTCAGTCTATCGTCGACCATCTCGTTCATCAATATATCCATCCAAAAAATTTTGTCAATACCCCTTGACAAAAAATTTTAAAACGTTATATTGTTTTTCCAGGATGACGACAGATTGGAGCGACGTTAGCAAATTCGAATTCAGGGAAGTAAGGTTCCTGAACGAGAGGAGAAAGTGCGTTTCTGTTAAACTCTCCCCGAAAGTCCATTACAGAAAGCGTTTTTCCAAACTTCCGAAAAGACCGAAAAATTCCTCCGTTTTGGTTTTGCCCAATCCGGTTTATAACAAATGGCAAGAATGGGTTTTCGACAAATTCTCGAGAAAGGAAGAATTCTTACGAGAAAACAATCTAAAAGACATATTAACGAAGGATGAAGAAAGGGTAGCAAAGTTCGAAGTCCTGACTCTTGACATAGATTATCCCTTCAATCGTTTATACAAAAGAGACAAATCAGGCAAGTCCCTATTGGAATTCTTCGAAGAAATCTTCGAAGACTCGATGGAAATTTTCGAAACCGCTTCGGGCAGAATCAGAATCTACGTCCACGTCGAACCGGACGAATGGATGGACGTCAATTTCAAACTGATGTCGTTCGACTACGAACCCAAATACATATTTTTCCTTTTGTGCAAGAATTTGCTGCACTATTTAAATCAAAAAATTAAGAAAAGATACAAAATAGAAATGGACAAGTCTTTCCTTACCAACCTAAACCATCCCGTGTTTCTCGAAGAGTTCCCCATACCATTGAAAAACGGTAAAAAATCCCGACTTTACAAAAGCCATAAGGGAAAAATTAAGCTTTCCAAGCTGCTTAACAAGTTTCCTCCCTTTCACAATCTCATTATTTCTTTTTACAAAAAGAATATAAACTTATTAAATTCTCTATTAAGTATCGATTATAGTTTAAAGGATATAATTAGTGGTAAGTTATACAAAAAATTAAAAAAACATTCCTTCCAAGATTGGAAACTGTTTCCTAAAAAGGAAGATGATAAAACGAATACTAAATATAATAGAAAAAGAAATAGAATAGGAGAATATGAAATAATATATAGGAATATTTTAACGGAGTTAAAAAATAATGAAGACGATTGGTGGTCTTATGTTTCGAAACCGGCGGACAAAGAATTACAAACCAATTACCGACTTTCCTTTCTTTTTGGAGAACTCGAAAAGGTTTACGGAAAAAGAATCGCCAAGGCTTTGTTTTACGGCGTCGTGATTCCCAAGTTGTTTACATTCCTTTCTTCCACTTCGAAGTATAAACTGACATATTCAAGCAAACAACCACGGAACGAGAAAAGATGGAATAGGGTTATTAGGCCGATAGTGAAGACCTTGATTTTGGTTGCAGGAATTTCCAATCCGATAATTGTGGGAGCTTTGTTGGCTCGGTATACTTATGACGTTCTTCCCAAAGAAAATCTTGACGATGAGGTTGCTTTCGTATTGGACGAAGTGGAGAGAATGTCGGATGAAGAAAAACTGGAATATTTGATGAACAACAAACATTTCGCCAAAATTCTTCAGCCCGACAAGAAAACCTATTTCTTTGATTTTCTTAAATTGCTTTCGATTTACGAGAGGACGGACAGAAGGGAATTCACGTTTGAAGAATTGAGAAATTCATTGGATTTATCCAAATCCTGCTTTTCCAAATTTATCGTTTATTTATGTAAAATGGAAGAAATAGGATTTTTACAGTTTGAGATAAAGAGAAACGGAAAATACAAAACGATTTATTTTTCAAAACTCCCTTCTCCCGAAACGGTAATTTACTTCGACTGGACCGGAGCGAAAGCTCGAACGTTTTGTGGATTGAAATATAACGCTTTCAGACGTTTGGAAGCTTTGGAAAATCCCGACGAAAAACTGTTGGCGGACAAGATAAAAGAATTCGATCTGAAAATAGATAGGGTGGCCACAAACATAACCGCGTTCGTCGTGAAAAAACTACAAAAGGAGAAGAAGATATCGATCGGAACGACGCAACAATTTTGGTTGAAACAAGGACTAACCAGAATAATTCTCAAAGCGAGAAAAACCAAAAGGCTCGGGGCCACTTCTTTAGCCTTCATTTTGGAACACCTTAGTTCTTTCTTGGAGGTTGTTGTGGGATTTTTAGGTTTAAGATTGTTCAAAAAAACTTCCGGGCGGATCGAGAAAGGATGCGGATTCGAGGGAACGAATTTTTTGACTTTTTCTCGTTCTCCCCCTTGACAAATGAAATTTACGATTTATAATTTAAGCCATGAGTGCGTTGGGCAAACAAGTAGGAGGCAAGCATTACAAAGAGTTTGAAATTCAACCGATCGAATTTATCATGAAAAACAATATCGGATTTTGCGAAGGAAACATTATCAAATATGTTTGCCGTCACAGGGTTAAAGACGGAATAAAAGATTTAAGAAAAGCGAAACATTATTTGGAATTGTTGGCGGAATTTTATTACAAGGAGGAATTGTAAATGATAAATAAACCAATAAGTAAGCCACGACGCAAGAAGAACTTTCGGAAGTATCGGATTTGCCCTTGCTGTGGGAAGAAAATTTCTTTGGCCGAGTTTCGAGACGAATTGTCGAGATTGGAATTTACAATCTCTGGTTTGTGCCAAAAATGCCAAGACGAAGTTTTTGGGGAGGATAAATAAATGGTTTTACGCGTTCTTCTTACTTTTCTTTTTGCGATTGGCGTCGTTCTCTTTTTTGCTTGGACGTTCGATTTCTTTCTGTTTTTATATTATAAGAGGAAACTCGAATATGAGGAGAGGTTGATGAAGTCGAAATTGGTTTACGAAATGGGAAAGGACGAAATGACGAAAAAAGCTCTGACAAAATTATTCGGCGAGGTGAAGGATGAAGTTCAATGACGAAGTTATAAGGAAAATTCTCGAAGTAGATAAATTAAATCTCGATAGCATTTGTGAAACTCAACCGTCATTGTTTTATGAATTGACTAAAAAATTGCCTGATTTATGGTTGAAACAAGCAACTTTAAAGTCTAAGCTATCAGAAATTAAATCTGATTTATATATTGAATATAAAAAGAATTCAGAGAAGGTTACCGAAAAGAATCTCGAAGCTTTGATTTTCAGTGATGAAAGATATAAACAAGCAGAAAAAGAATACTTAGAAGCAAGAGCAGAATATTTACAAGCGGATCTATTGAAAGAAGCAATGCTTCAAAGGAAAGATTCAATTAAAATTCTTGCGGACTTGTACGCTTCTGAATATTTCTCCATTTACGCCCCCGAGGCTGTCAAACAGCAGTCAGAAAAAGCTAAATCAAAATATCTTGATAAATTAGGGGAGGAAATAAAGAACAAATTTGGAGGTGAAAGATGATAAAAGACAAATTCAAGAGGGATTTGACTTTTGAGGACCTCGAAAGGTCTCAAGAAGAACTTTCCGGCTCGAGAGGGGATTGGATAATCAAAAGGGATGTAAGACTTTTCACTCCCGAAAACGGGGAAAATTGCATCAGGATTCTGCCTTTCTTCAACGACGATCCGTTTGCAAACACCGCATTGGGGGCGAATATCCATTTGCACAGATTTCCTACTGGAGATTCTTATGTTTGTTTGTTGGAAACGAAGAAGAACAGAATTCCGTTGGGGGTTTGTCCCATTTGCGAAGCGAGGAACGATTTCCCGGACGACGTGAGAAAAACCGCTGTCCCCGGTAGAACCCTTTTGATGTGGATTCTTAATCAAAAGAAACCAGAAGACGGCGTAATGTTGTGGACCTGTCCTCCGAAAAGAGTTGGTCAAGAGATACTAAAAAGAATGAGAAACAGAAGAACTGGAGAACCAATTAACATTCTTGATCCCGATACGGGAAGAAATGTTTATTTCGAAAAATCCGGTTCTGGCCTTCAAACGGAGTATTTCGCCGTAGAAATCGACACGGAAGTGAGTCCCGTAAGCGATGAAGTCCTCAAGGAGGTAAAATATTTCGAAGAGGTTTTGGAAATTAAATCCGAAGAATTTTTGAGAAAGGTTGTAAGAAGTTTCCTCGGCGGTTTTTCTGTAGAGGAATCGGATGAATATGTTCCAGAGGAAATCAAGGCGATCGAAGAAGAAGCGGAAAAGACTGCGGAAGTAATCCCGCCTGCAAAGGTGGAAGACAGAATTAATGTTTGCTTCGGACATTACGGAACTTATTCGGAATGCGCGAATTGTCCGCTCGCCAAACTTTGCCAGGGTAAAACCGAAGGATGGTAAGATCATGGAAAATGAAAACAAATGTAAAATGGGGTCCTAAGAAAATGCCGAAAAAGAAAAAGAAGAGAGAAACCAATAAACAGAAAATAATCAAAACTGTTAAAAAGTTGGGAAGAGTCGTTGAGTCGTTGTCGGTCCCATTAAACCTGTTCAAATTCACAAGGACAAATCCAAATATGACCGAAACAAGGAAAAGGAAAAGACAAGGAAAGAAATCGAGGAGGCTTTAAATGAAAAATAGTAAATCCTTTTCAGAATCGCACACAATCGATTTTCTTCGCTTCGGACAATCCATAACATTTGTGAGATCGAAAAATCCCGAAATTGGACCATTTTTGAAGGACTGAGGAGGAAAGAATGATAGATTTTTTGCTTGCTTTGGGTTTACATAAATGTGTAGAAGGTGAGGAAATCTCCAACCGAATGCAACAAACTTATAAAGCGATGATAGATGGAAGGTGTTATATGGCCAGTTTAACGCACAAGGAAAATAAGGACGAAACTGAGGTGGTGTAATGATGTGTAAAATATGGATTCCGTCGGGTTCGACAATGTTGAACCTTGCCTTGACGGGCAGATACGATCGGGCGTTCGAGGCCGGAAGAATTTACAATATTATTGGCGACAAAGCGGTGGGCAAGACTCTTCTCGCGATGGAAACTTTGACGTGTGCTTATTATACATTGAAAGATTTGGAGTTGAAACTCGTATATGACGATGCCGAAACAGCGTTCAACCATGAACACGCGAAAGCTCTCGGATGTCCGATGAACAAAATCGAGTTGATTTCGTCCGATTCCGTCGAGGATTTCTTCTATAACATCTGCGAAACCATGTCTTCGTTAAAGAACGAACAAGCTTTGATTTATGTTCTCGATTCTCTTGATGCTTTGACTACTGAGGAAGAAAAGAAAATAGACATTACCGATGGAACTTATGGAACTCAGAAAGCTAAGAAAATGTCCGAAATTTTCAGAAGAATCTTACAAATGGTGGAAAAAACGAATACCATCCTCATTATTATTTCCCAAATAAGGGAAAATATCGGAACGATGTTTGGGAGAAAGTGGAAGCGTTCCGGCGGAAAAGCCCTTGACTTTTATGCTTCGAGCATTATAATATTGTCAGAGCTTGGAAAGATAAAGAAAAATGTGGGAGGGTTCGAAAGGGTGATCGGAATTGATGTTGGAGTTCAGATTGAAAAAAATAAACAATGGAAACCTTATCGCAGTTGCGCTTTTCCTATTGTCTTCAATTACGGAATAGACGACACGACTTCTTGTGTCAACTTTCTTATCGAAGTCAAAAGAATAAATGAGAGCAAAGGTTGGATTGAAATAGAAGGGCAAGACAAAAAAATGAGGAAGGAAGCCTATGTGAAATGGTTGGAAGAAAATAACAAAGTAGAAGAAATAAGAAAGATGTGTCAGGAGGAATGGGATAAAATTGAAAATACGGTAGACTTCGATAGATTACCTAAATGGACAACGAAACACATCCCCCTCACCCCCTCCTCGAAGGGAGGACAGAATGGCACCCCCTAAGTTTGACAAATCGAACATTCTGTCCTCCCTTTCTCCCAGAATGTTATAAAAAATTTGAGGAGTGGTTAGGAGAGAAAAATGAACATACATACACATAAGGTTAATTACAGAAGGAACGAGCTTGGTAGGGTGGAGGTTTGCGGACATCATAGACGAATCATAAACTTTCTGAAAGCGATCAACAATACGGTTTGTTGGGAGATGAGGCTTTCAGATAGGAGATAGAGCAAATCGGGTTCTTTTTGTGGGAGGTAATAGAAAGAGGATTGATTGATGCAATCCTCGAGAGGATAGAAAAGTTAGAAGAAAAGCATGAAGAGGAGATGAAGAGATGAGAGACGTGATTTGGACAAAGATAAGGGTATGCGGGCCTTTGGCTAAGTGCTGCGGGCTCTGTAGAGACCTTGTGTTATGATGGATCCCAACCTTTTATGAAGAATTTTGGAAATGGTTAGGAAAGAAAAATGAACATATACACAGATGGAATACTTTAGTCCTCTCTACATAAAAATGTGCATTACTTGTGATCCACTGCAATTTGAGAAATGGCAAGGAGGTTTTGGGGTGGGAGATTATATTTGGAATGGCAAACAAGTTATCTTACTTGCATGGGAATTTATACCAGTTAAAGCATATTATGGACGTGGCTACCATGAAATATTGGTTGCCATGATGGAAGAGCCAAGTCTGAGATTAGAAACTTCGCTTCCTGATAAAACTGTTTCGATCCGGCAAGGAGGGTATGTTTTTAAAAAGCTGCAAAATCCAAAATGGATCCCAACTTTATGGCAATTAGTCTCAATGCTGCGTAATCTGGAAGGAACTCCTTGGAGAAAGGTAAGCCTTGCAGAAGTTAACCACACCACTTTGTTAGAAGAATACTGCCATTACAAGTATGGGCTGGTTTACTCTTCTGCTAATGGTAAATGGATAAGAGAAAACTCAATAGGAGGGGAAAAATGACTTGTTCAAGATGTGGTAGAAAGATTACCTATATGGGCAAAGATGTAGAAGGCTTCGATTTGTTTGATTGTTTCTACGCTGAAGTAATACAAAAGCAAGATGTAGAGATTAAGGCAAGGTTGGAGTGGAATGGATTTTTGGTAAAGGTTTCACGGCAGCCCGATCCGTTTGAAACTGAGTATTTTATGCTTTGCCCAACATGTTATGAAGAATTTTGGAAATGGTTAGGAGAGAAAAATGAAGGAGAATTTCAGGAGGCTGGATAATGTGGAAAGCAACCAATGAAGAATATCCTGTTCTTTCTCTCTTTCTCAAAGAGAAGAAAGAAAATAAAGATATTGAAAATCTTTTTAAATCCAAAAATCTTAATACTGAAACACTGAACTGTACAGAAATTGATGTAGAAGCTTTACTTACTTTAGCCCATAACGCTTCTTTATTGGAAATAGATGTTCCTCGACTTTTAGATTCAGCTCTTAAAGCTGAAAGAATCGAACCTGAAAACGATTATAACGATTTATTTCATGTAATCATGTTCTTTCTTATGGACGCGATAATTCGAACTATACAACTTCAGTTTGAACGGGACGTTTTGATGGAAAATCCTTACTTCTTTTATAACGAAACGGTTTTTGGAAATAGTTTGGACAAATTTATTTGGAACAAGTATCCAGACAAAAAAACGCTTGTTTTGGAATTTGAAAGATTTTCCGATCGTATGCCGGTTTGGCAAGTCAAGAAAGTAAGCAGAGAAATAGAAGATACGACAGATTGGTCGGACGAAATAAAAAACTTCGTAAACTCGTTTCTCAATAAATTTAGGGATAAAAATAGAGAGCATACGAACGAAGAAATTGTTAACCAACTTGGCTTCGACAAGGATTACTATGTTCATTGGCTTGATGTGAGATGCGATAAAGTTTTTAAAAGTCCTTATTCTAACAGCTATTTGGCGATCATATTGAATGCGGATTGTAGATGTCTTAAACTCAAAAAATTTATAGAAATCTTATGTAATGCTGAAGGATGGAAGGTTTTTGTTCGTCCTTGGTTGGGAAGGCACTATATATTTTGAATGAATTTTTTGGTTGAAATCTTTCGGGAAATAATACTATTAATGGCGTTTTTTGGACTTATAATCACAGTATTTGGTCCTATCGCTTTTCTGTATTCCTACGCAAATAACGAAATAAGCGGAGCGAAAGCGATCATTTACTATCTGCTTTCCTCTTTGGGTCTGATAAGTCTGACTTTGTTGATCGATCACCAAATATTTTTGAAGCTTTTTACGTTTGCGATCGCCTTTGTCGGCCTTCTGCTTATATGTTTTGTTATAATTGCGATATGGTTGGATAAAATAGTCTAATCAACTTGAAATTTGAATCACTTTTTTCGCCAATCGTAAAAGATGTGACTCCGCCATTTGTTATTTTCCAATTTTTCCGTCCATCTTTCCAACCTTTCTTTTTTGTCACTAATGGGTTTAATCCTTTTGAAGAATTCTTCGTAAGAAATTTTGTCAAAGTACGGAATTAAGCTTGTCAGAGAGACGTTATAAATTTTGACTTCCCTTTCCCATTTGAACGGTTCATAATCTCTTCTCGCGTTTTCCGGTCGAAATTGGCTTATTCTGCCAACTCCTCTGTGTTCGATCTTTCCTTGATAGAAATGGGTGAAGTATCTTCCGTTTTCGGTCTTTCCCTTATAGTTGTAGTCATAGCCTAAAAGATAAATTTCATCCCCCGGCTCCGAACAAAAAATTGCCAAAGAAAGGGCGAACATTCCCGAATATCTCGGCGAATAAACCCCTTCGACCAGATTTCTTCTATATGTTCCATGAATCCCGACGATCGAAATGGTATTATCCAGATATTCGACATTGTCGAAATGACGACAAATAATCAATGGAATGGATTTTATTTCTTTTTTGTTTCTTTCGTAAAATGGTCGATCGACGCAAACCAAAATGCTGCAATCGAAGAACTTGTAAGCGTAATTTATCCCGACGTTGAACGTGGATTTAAGTTTTTCCTGAAGACCCAAAAGGATTCCTTCTTTGATTGAGGAGCCGCCGCCTATTATGATCGTTTGGTTCATTTTTTTACTTTTCGGCTCAATTGATGATGAACAATGATCGGTTTCTTAATAAAACTGGGAATTCTTCCGTCTCTTTTTACAATTACAATATATTCGATTGGAATTTCTAATATGGACAAATCATGCATAGATTCAATTACTTGTTGCAAATATCTTTGATCCCAATTGTCTTCTTTTGTGCATAAATTCTTCCATTTCCTTAAAATCTCAAAAGCTTTTTCGGTCGGATCAAATAGTAGAGTTCCCGACAACAATTCTTTTTTGTTTCCCGGTTTTCCTCTCCAATACAAATACCAGTCAAGATAATGAAACCCTATATCAAACTTTCCGGCCTTAAAGAACAAAGAGGGAAAATCGACGACTTCCGCGTCGACGTCGAGAAAGACTATCCTTCGATTGTATTTCTCCAACGCGGTAAAAATTATCGCCGGCTTGATCGAAACGTTTTTAATCCACGAGCCTTTGTCTTCCACCGCGTAGGCCTCATAGGGCAGATCGAATCGCTTCATCGAAGGTTCGAAAACCTCGAAAAACTGTTCTTCGTATATTGAGTTTTTGGTGTAGTATGTAATTATTCTAAGCATTTGTACGGAATAAATTTGTTCAGATGGCTGATCGGCGAAAGGGAATATATCTTCACATGAGGAAATTTTTCTTTTGTTTCGATGAGAGCCTTTTCCCATTTTTGATAATAGAAATTTAGTTTCTTTTCAAAACGCTTCTGAGATTCACCGTATCCGCCATGGAAATGAGTTTTGTCGCGAACCGTCTTCAGATCTATTCCCACGAGATTAATTTCCTCAAAATTCAACAGCAACACCAATTGAAGGGCTGCCAAGGCGGAATTGTACCCATGTCTGAATTCTTCGAACGAGGTGCCAATTCCATCACCTTTTCTTGATTTAATTATGACGTCGAATTCTCGATTCAAATCTTCGTAACGGATGCCGTGTTTGGGATCGTGCCAGATCCCGTCATCCAAACGCAACAAATCTGAACAGACAACGAAAAATTTTTGGCAACGAACTTTCGTCATATCGATTTTCTTCAATACTGTGTAGTCGATTGTAAAAAAGAGTTTGGGGTTGGGAACATAGAATACGGACTTGTTGATGGCAATTGTAAATTCGTCGGACAATCTTTGAAGAAGGGAAGATTCAATCGACGGTCCTCCACCTATTATGAAGCAGCGACGAATCATCTGTCGAAAATTGCCAAGGCGATTTTTCCCCGCCTTTCTTCGAAAAGCTTCAGTTCGGATGGATTACGACTTTCAATTTCTTCTAACCGCCAAACGCAACGGTGTTTGTCGTATTCATTCTCGTAAGGAACATAATTGTTCAACCAACCTTCCCCGAGCGGGACACTCATTATGAAACATTTTCGGGATCTTTTCAGACATTCGTCAAAAAGCTCAAGCGAGCATTTTTTATCCAAGTGTTCCAAAATGTCAGTTGCTATTACTAAATCATAACATCCCAAAGTCTTGATGGTTCGCCATGCATCACCAATTACGATTTCATCGTAAAAAACTTTTGTCCATTCCAATTCAGAAAAGGGATGGTAAGCGTCTAACCCAACTATTTTCACCTTCCATTCGATTTTAGATATTCGACCTTCCCAAGTTTCGAGGTATTCGCGGCATAAATAGCCCCATTTTCCGTAGCCGAATCCCACATCCAATACGGTTTTTGGTTTGATCGTCAAAATTTTTTCGACGATGGGCGTTATTAATTTCGGGGAAGATGATGGCATTTTTCAAACGAAGCGGAAGGTCGACGAAAAATTCGACCTTCCGGGGTCAATAATCTCGGCCTTGGCGCGACAAGGCCGAGGCGATGATAACTGGAACCGTCTCCGGTTCCGAATGCTCCTTCCGCCGTTGGCGGACGAGTCTCCGAATATGGGATTCAAACTTCTTTCCACGAAATTTCAAGTTCCTCGAAGACATTCACTATTTTGTTGACCAAAGTGACTTTGTCGTTTCCGGCGAAAAGCAGTCCTACGATATTGAGATTTCCGTCCACAACGCACGAACCGGAATCGCCGGGCTGGGAAAACGGCTTGTTGCCAATGTTTTCTATCAAAATTTGGTCTTCAAAATAAGCCCATTCTTTTCCTTCTTTATCCATTCCGACCCAACCTTCATAATCCAGAACTTTTATCTTGCCTTCGGTGACTTGCGTGGTTCTGCCCGACTTCAACACCTTCATTCCCAATTGCGGTTCGTAATTGATGCCTCTTGGTGTTCCCAAATCTGCCAACGTGGCATCCCATATGTCGGGAAACAATCTCGCAATAGCGCAATCCACTTTGTTGAAATCCTCTTTTTCCTTCTTCGGAATCCGTTCGGGCCTGAAACGGAATCTGAACCTGCTTCCGCACAAATGCGCGAGAATATTGAGAAACTTGACTATGGCGTCGGAAACTTTACACTTCGCGATTTTGATGGGAACATATCGCCAAAGAATTCCCACTTTGTCGTTTTCGACCGTTCCTTTATCGTAGGGACCAGGTTGCAAGATTGGGTCTCCTTGTTTACCTTTGTTGACATTTGCCAAAACGTGGTTGTTGGAGCAAAGAACAAATTCCTTTAATTTCGGTTCATAAGCCATAAACCCGGCTGTTCCCGCCGTGATATCTTTGTGGCCTATTGAAACCCCCATTGGGAAGGGGCGATGTCTTTTAGTTCTGTCTAAAAAATGAAGAAAAACATCTCCGACCTCCATCACGTCTACGGGCTTTCCCGCGATTTCTTTGGGAATCACATGTCTTTTTTTCAATTCGTTTAGGGGAAGTTTCTTTCTTACCGTTACGACAATTCCCTCACCGACTTCCTTTCCGGTTTCTGGTCATTATTCCCCAACCGAAACCGTTGACGTTCGGTTTTCTGTGAAGGGCTTTTCTTATTTTGTCCTTCATCTTGTTCCCTCTATCTCTTAATTCACAAATGCTCCTTTACCGATAATGTTTTTATTTCACCATAGCCCTTAAAACTGGGCATTTCTATGTAAGCTTGAAGACACCAAACTCCGGCTTGGTCAATATCCCCCGATTGGGTGATGTAATAAATCCTATGGTTGTTGTTCATATCCTCCCATGTCATCCCGACTCAATCCTCCAGAAGAAAATTAGCCGGTTACGATCTGACCGCCTAAGTCAGTACAGTGATTCTGCGAGCTACCCTGAACGTGCACCGAACCTGTGTCCCTAATTTTGCCAAATACGTTCGCCTCCAATCCATGATATGGTTTGGAAGAGTCTGATTCGGAATCGCTTACTGTAATGTAGGCGTTATGGTAAGCAGAAACAGCCACGACTGCGTATCTAAAGTAACACTGCACAACATGGAAAAACGAAGGACCTGCTACAAACACAGCCCTCCCATGATTGGCGTCGCTGAAGTCGAAAGAGCAATATTCAACCCAACCGTAACCTGCACACATCCATGAGAAGAACGAGGCATAACGCCATGGGTTCGTTAGAGAGTATCTGTTAAAACGAATATACTTGACATATATGCCCACCACATTACTAAGTATATGAAGAATATAATTAGGCGTGTCTCCTGACACTTGAAACACGACATTCTTCGACAACTGCCTCGTGTTGTCGGAGGCATTCCCAAAAATTTCTATTTTCCCCCCACCCTCAAACCCAATGATGTTGAGCGCTTCGTCAACGGTGTATGTACCATCTGCAAATTGAAGAGTGACAGTAACATCGTGAGGAATGTACTTACCTAACCTTTCAATCCTTTTGTTTATCTCGGAGAAGGACATCGAACTATTGAATTCTAAAGTTGTAGAAGACTCTATGATGTTTACGGCTTTTTTCTTTGGCGTAATTATTAAAGGTACTTGAAGACTCATTATACAGCTCCTATGTAAACTTTTACGTCTCCGTCGGAAGGAGCAGAAGTTAATCTGATCTTGCAAGTTTTGGCTCCAACTTCGTTGCCCACGACAAAAATCTCTCCAGAATACCTTGAACCGTCCGATATACCAGGGTTTGGAACAGACACCTCTTCTGTCCATCCTATTTCAGTTCCATTGGCATCCAAGAACAAAATTCTTGCGTTCACGGAAGCAGATGAATCTGAATAAGAAATCTTAGCGATTATTCTGCCTTTTCCCTCAATAGTAACAGCAGATGATTGAGCATAATCTCTACAAGTCCATTCGACGGTTCCATCTGTGACTGTTTGTCCTGGAGTTGTCGGCCAGGTAGGTTCGTCTGTCCCAGTGGTTCCGGCGGTGGTGCATTCGTAATAGTATCCGTTAGATGTAGTGGGTAGAACCCAATCACCAACACTTTTTGCAGTTGATGCGGCCCATTCCGGAATATCCAAAGTTTCCGATGAAGGTAAGGTCAACAAACCAGCGGCGGGAACCGCAGTCTGATGGTATAAAGTGTTTGACCCTTCCGTTACTTCTCTCGCCCCGACCTTTTTGGCTGTTCCTTCATTAACTGTAACGTAATCGGCCATCTATCGCTCCTACAAAATTCTGATTCTTATATTTCTAATCCTTAATTTTGCTCCATCTTGAGCTGTTTTATTTTCGCCAAAATCTATATATCCTATTATTGGTTGTTCAGATAAAGAATCATCATACAAAATCGCTCCCGGAGTCGGGCCGATGTTTCCTCCGGAAGCAGTCCATTCGACGTCGTCGTAAGAAACCTCCGCTCGATCGTTAGAATCGTCTTCAGTCACGGTCGCTCCGGTTAAGGCTTGTCCTCCCGAAGTGTAACCGTTGCCTTCCGCCAATTCGTCTGACGAAACGTCCGCCCAAGTTTCGTGGTTGTCTTTGTCGAACGTGAAACCCGACGCCATAAGGGCACATTTTATAGTATCGTTGTCCAGATCGATATCGCCTTTTTCGAGAAGGTATTTAAAGTGGTTGGAAAGTTCTGTTGCCATTGTTCTCCTCCATCACATTTACCATCTAAACAAGAAAAAGGGAAAATTTGTCGATTTTTCATTCCTTTCTCATTTTCCAATCGCCGAAATCAATACTTTTTCTATAAATTAAGGCGAAGGTATCGCTTTGAGTATTTTCCTTCCGCCTTCGGCGACTCCGGCTTTTACCGTTTTTTCCATGACGACGCCAGTTGCCGTTCCGATCCCGAATCCCAAAGCTGATTCGAAGGCCGCCTTTTTGACTGAATTTTGGCTGAGCCCATGAACCGCTCCCGCTGTGGCTCCGACCAATCCCAAAGTGGCGGGCGGAGAAGCACAAGCGAAAAGAAACGGCACCGCCAAAACAAACAACAATTTTTTCATTTTTTTCTCCTTTCCCAAAGAAGATAGCACAACGCGGCGATTTTTTGAGGACATTCTTCTTCGAAATTCAACCAGTAATACAATATCATGGTTTTCAAAATTTCTTCGTTCAAGGAAGCTAAATAAAATACTTCCTCGTCCAACCATTTTTCCACCAAGCCGAAAAAGATGTCCCTCGGATTCATTCAACAATTATTTTCCCGTTTTCAGAATGCTTATGGTGAAACGCGACTTGCCGAACTTCGCCGATTTTTTTGCAAATGACTTCCCGATTCTCTTCACACCTGTCGACAGAAACGCAATTTTTGGCGAATTCGTCTAATTTCTGTTCTATTCGATCCAGACGTCGCGAGAGCATTCCGATCATGAATGCGACGAACGCCCAAAGAAGCCCAACGATTACCCCGATGGGAATTATCGCTTGAGAATGCATTTTTTCTTCTCCTCATTTGATTCCTTTTTCAATCTCAGCCTCAATTTCAGCATTTCTCTCCTTCGCCGTTTTGAGCCGCAGCGGTTTTATAATTTCCCGCTTCTTTTCAGGTGTCAGCCTCCGTGGGTTATACTCTGTGTACTCTTCAACAATCCTATCCATCACCTGACGGGCCTTGTTCCTGAGGAGATTCTCAACCCATTCGGCAATGTCTACCATGTCCGTCAAAAGGGCTTTTTCCTCCTCGTTGGTGAGGGTAAAGGATTTTGAGCCTATGGTGATGGTAAGCATAAATCCACCTCCTTATGCTATTTTGGCAATACTAAAATATGTCCTCGTTGAGCCATTAACAATATTACAATCGGCTTCTGGATGGACATAAAACTCCAGGTAGTCCCCTGCTGAAAGGTGAATTACAAATGTCAAGACCACACTTTGCCAGCTTGGATCAGCGGAGTTTAAGAAGGAGTCTCTATATGTAGTTCCATTCTTTTGACATATAACATACACGTTATATGACGAAGGAAGAGAACTCACGGTCACGTTAGTACTTACAAGATACAGTCCATCCTCTGTAGCTGTAAACCTATGCCCAGTAGTATCAAACTCATTATGCGGATCTGAACCACTTTCTACACTGTCAAAAGGAATTTTAACAGTATTGCCTGCAGTAACTGAAAAGTAGCTTCCTCCATTATCCATCCACCCTACTACCCAACTCTGTCTTGGCAACTTCACAATCCCCGAAGTTGCCACAGAGAGCCATTTGTTGCCTGACATGTAGGCGTCAATAGCACTGGAAGTGCTAAGAGGAAGCATGTCGGGGTTGTGGGCTTCGTTGCCATGAGTGGCAGGTGTAGGTTTAACTTCCACCCAAGAAGTACCGTTGTCATAATAAAGCTTTCCAGTATCAGTAGCGTAGAAATATCTATCCTTCGTCCCAGCGGCGGGCCTGTTGGCCTCTGTGTCTGCCGTGACCCGGGCGACCCCTAACGTCAAAATCTTTGGCTTCCCAAACAGAACTTCCTTTCACCAAAATTTGTGTTTCAGTCGCGGACGGCAAAACCTGTTCCAAAGTCTTAGCAACCCATTTGCCTTGGGAATCATCAAACTGTATTAAAACCTTGTCGGGAAGCGCGTCGACATCCCACAAATCTTGATGTTTGGCCAAATAGTCGTTCAATTTTTGCATGTTGGCGGAATGGACGGCGTTCCATCCCGCCTGTCCGTAATCGGTGGTTTCGAGCTGCGTCGGATTCAAAACGCTCATTTTTCGTCTCCTTTAACTTGTTATATATTTTCCGTCTGAAGTTCCCACGTCCAATGTGGCCCAATCCGACAGATAAACGTCCCTTTTGTGTCTTACGTAAAATGTAAACGCATTAGCGTTATTTATCGTTATTTGAGTGTCGGTTGTAGTTGTTTCAGAACCATCAGCATTTATCTTATATATAAACTCCCCTTCGACTACAAAGGGCCAAGAATCTGTGTACGAATCCGGGTCTCTATATCCAGCTCCGTCGTATTCTTTGGTAATTGGCCACCAAGTGATAGTAACGGAATCACCGTTTCTCTCGGCTTCAATTCTCGTAGGCGGGTAAGGTTTTCGCGCCTTGTTTTGTGGGGTTACTTCTATTGCTATTGCTTGAGACAAATCCCCACTTTTGTCGTTGTATATTGGAACGACTTTGACCCAAAATGTTGATTGGGTGTCTATCTCCAAGATATTGTCGTCCAAATCCGCTACGAATATTGTGGAACCGGAAACGTGAGTCGTTTTCTCGGTCCAAAGAATTCCCCTGATGACCCCTTTGATTCTGTAAGAGGAAGACCCTTCAGGGGTGTGGGTTTGGAATCCCATCAATTCGCTACCGACGGAAACGATTCTGCTCGAAGCGAACAATTCGGCTCTTGACAGATCGTCGAATTCTTCGTTGTCTTTATAAGGAGTATAAAGAATTCCGATGTCGTCGTCCACTTCATAAGTGTTTGCTGGATATTGTTCGTCCAAGGTTCCGGCTTGAGCGAAAGTGGTGAATGTTCCGACGGAAGAATACGAACTTCCGTCGAACGAGACATAGACTTCAAACCCTTGTTCGAATCCCGTTTCTTGGGAAACCAGAATCGCGTAAGCGGACGTGTATTCGTATTCTTTGGTATAAGGCAGCTCCACAACCTTGATTTTTTGGAACGGCTGAAGCTCCACGATTCCGTCTTGACCGGAAGTTGGATCCCCTAATACGTAACTTTCGTCGAACAGTTTCTCCGAAAACTGAATGAGTTCGAGCCTCAATTCGTTCTTGTCTATGTTGGATTCTCGAATCGACGTTATCCTGAAATCACCGTCTATTCCGAAATCCGAATTTTTGATCGTTATCACATCCCCGACTTCGTACTTCGCGTATTTCAATGGGACGACGCATTGGACTTGGGCTCTCGGATAAGAAAACCTCTTCATGTGATCGTAAAGACGTTGGAACGCTATGGTTCTATCCGTAAACGCCGTTAAGTCGAGGGATACTTGTTTGTGTTCCCCGGTCATTCGCATATTAGCAGGATTTCGGGCGACTATTGTCCTTACCGTATAATCGTGGTCTTTATCCACAAAGTTGGCTCTAAAATCGTTCGGCATGTCAACCCAAGAAGGTTTTGTGTACGAAAAAGATTTGAAATCGTCTTCGATCGTTCCCGAGGGGGTATCTTCTTTCTTGAATATTTTAATTTTTATTTTTCCTTCTTCGTTATAGGTTAAAATTGAATCGACATAAGAAAGGACTCGCCTCAAAAATTGATCCGCTCTTTCGGTCCTTGACAAAACAATGTTGAGTCCCCAATTTTTGGAAGCATAATAGTTGGCGGCGGATTGAAAAGATGCCATGTCGAGATTTCCTTCTTGAATTTCGAGGTGATTTACCAATATGTCGTAAACTATGGCGGCGGGATTCGTCCCGGTTGAAAGAGTATGATTGCTAATTGGCATCGAAGTATCGTCGAATTCCCTTCTTACGATAAAGTAAAAAGTAGGAATGACTGTAACATTCAATCCGAGATACAATTTCTTGAAGAATATATGAGCGACACCGGGAATCGCATTTGCGTATTCGCCGGGCTGAGTCGGATAAACGGACGTTGTTCCGTCGTTAAACTTATAATAGTTGCAATGGATTCCTGCCAATCCATCATCTATCTTTTTGTCGGATTTGTAGACACCTAAAATGGAGACTTTGCCCATGCAAAGGGCTTCCCAAACGTCAAGATAATATTTATATCCGACGGTAACTTTCTTCTTCTTTTTGCCTGCTTTTATTTTTTTCTTCTTCTTTTTGGTTTTGAAATTACCGAACCAAATGATATTTCCCGGGATTTTTACAGTTCCGTAAACGATTGGAACAGGAGCCCCTTCGTTGGCCGTTGTGAAAGTAACGTCGGAAAGGGAAGCTGGCTTTACGTCGGACTTCCCAACGGACGGCGAAGTCGGAAAGATGAGAGACATCAGCATAGAACCCAAAGTGAAGCCCAATTGGATGGCCAAAGCCGAACCTCCAAACAAGGCTCCGCCCACAAAACCGCCAATTACTCCACCTACTAATGGTAATACTACCGCCATACTATCCTATAACCGAATTGGAATTTTGATCGAAAGAATGGTTCGAATTCCATTGGTTCTATTTCTCTTCCTCTTATTGCTTGCCACAAACAACCTTCGAACCAAATTGCCAAATGATTTATAGGAACGCTTCTTATTCTGAAGCATAATATGTCACCGTCAAGAAAATCAGATTCGATTGTATCAAGCAAAAGACCTTTTTTCAATTTAATCTCATTTATGTAGCTGATTATCTTTTCTTCTTTTGTATGTAAAAACCAATCTTCACCGTAAAACGGATATTCGGGGGCGGATTCAACAACTCCTAATTCGTCAAATACGTTAAGAACGAATAGACAACAATCTACTCCTCTTTTCTTTACGGCAGTTCTGTGTCTAAAAGGAGTCCCTTCCCAAGATTTTAGAACTTTTTTTAACTTTCTTTTATTTTCTTCGTTATCGAAGTAATTAGTCTTCATGCGACACTTCGAATCCCCAAATGGCCGGATTCCTCGTTGGAATGTACGGAAATCCGGTAAAATTGGAAAAATTGTTGAACTTGTTTTTGCAAGTCGACGGATTCTTGTCGCAGCCGGGATAAACGAACACTTGCTTTCCGTCCACCGATTCGTCGAACATAACTTGCAAGTAAATCGTGTCGCCAACATGATCGGTAATCAATCTGTATTCGTTCATATACTGAACGTATCCACCGGTAAAATAATCGTCCGAAAAATCGGCAAAAACCGAACTTGTCAACTTTCCATCCCTGTTGTCTGTTACCGTAACTGTTTGAACGAAAGACGAAGCGGAAAGTCTACATCTTTTGTCAAACAGTTGGTTGTTGCAATAAACTTGATACATAAATGGCGGAATTTGAAATTTGAACCTTGCTGAAACCGGAACCGCCCTCAAAACCACCATATAATTGGAGGAACCAATGGCCGTGGTCTGTCCCGCAAACACGACCCTATAATCGCCGGAATCAAGAAAGTATCTATATATCTTAATGTCTACCTTCGGTAAAGTATAAGAAGCCAAAAGTTTTATTAAGGTTTCGTTCGCCGTTATCTGAATATCGAGATTTCCTTCTTCGTGTATCTTTCTGCTTATTTCCGAACGGGTTATGGGTGTTGATTCGTAGATATTTAGTTGAAATTCTACATTTTCTGGATACGAAGTCAGTCTTATTATATCTCCAGTAGGAAAGGTAAATTCGTACAACTCAGCGAACGGTAAAACCTCGGTTTTCGCTATTTCGTCGTTATAAGACATTAACCGACCTCCGAGTATTCGGTTACTAATTCTTCCAACGAAGTTTCCGTTCTAAACATTCCGTTTTGGATTGTGAAACTTATCGAAGGTTCGGCGAATCTCGCTAAAATCGCTCTTCCGCAAACGGCAACATCGGAAGGATAAATGGTAGAAGGAAAAGTGGTCGTTGTGTTTATAATTTCGTGGTCGGTTCCATAATCTACCGACTGAACCTTTCTTATATACATGTCGCCATTTTTAGTCAGGATAAAAATTCTGGCTGATGTAGCCACATATCTGAAGTTGGTGTCATAAGTCTTGATTGTGGAAGAATCGGCGTAAATGGGTTCCTTAAGGTCAAATTCGTGAATCCACGTCGGAAACCAAAATCTTTTAAATGCGATTTTGACGTTATCGACAAAATCTAAGAATTCATATAATGACTGTATATCAAAAAATTCCCAAGAAACCCTATAAATCTTTTTGGCGATTTCAGTCAATTTTTCAATCCTATAAGCTCCACCAAAGAAATGTATAATTCGCTGGTCATTCAGTGGGAAAGATGGTAGAATAACACTTTTTGGACGAATATCCAAAATTGTTGTGACCGAACCTAAACCTTCATAAGACGTCATTGTTTGGTTTCCTCAATTTCGTATTCGACCCTTAAAATTTTTGGATGTGTCCTTGTCGAAGAATAAGAAGTCAAATATCCTATAATGCATGGATAAATTTTAGTGTATTCCTTTGGAAAGTCGCCTTTGACTGAATAAGCTAAATCGATTCTTTTGTTTGCGTAATCTATTGAAGAAATTTCCTTTACTTCGGCTTCATTAGTCGGTTCGTTCACTATTGCTATAAAATCGCTCTTCTTCAGATTGAAGTAGTAACTGATATCCTCGTTCACGTAAATGGTGGAAAGATTTTGTAAATTGTCGGCAGTCGGGGTCATTTTTTCGTAAGGAACGATTACCGCAAAAACTCTTCCAATTCCATATTCGATATCGTGGAAGAATTTTTCTTTTCCGACCGGAACATCCACCCTAATTCTCAAATTCCTTTTGAGGAAATATGCACCCAAACGTCTTTGTTGCTTCAATTTATCAGTTGTTATTTGAACAACAGGATAATTATATGTTATCGTGCAGGATGGTTCGTCGCCGAACAAACAAGCTCCCTTTATAATCTGAATTACTCTCTTACCTCTTATGTAGAGATATTTGTCTATCGGATTGAATGTAAATTGAAAATATCCATTAATGACGGGTCGTCCCTTCAGCGGAATTGTCACGGTAAAACTCAATTCCTTCGTCGGAAGCATATCTTCATTGCTGTAAACGGGAGAAATGCTCTCGTCGGGAAGATTATGTTTGGACATCGAAACCAAGGTCACGGTGTCCATCTTGGCGTTCCAGACGTGAACGGCGTAAGTCTTTTCCTCGGTTATGAGACCGGCGTCGATCAACGTGGGGACGAGCCATATTTGATTGTAATATAAGTCGAATACGCCGTAAACGTCGGCAAAATCTCTGTCGGGACCTTCCAACGGATCAAACAAGCTTGTCGAAGGTCTTTCGACGGCGTCGGCGTAAAGATTTGGATCGGCGACAACAGGAGAAGTTTCCCTGCAAAGTGACAGAATTTCTCTATAAATGCAGTCAGAATCGAACGGATATTCAGCCTTCTCCGGTTCTAAAGCACTTCCCACAATAAGATGATGACATGTTCCCATAAGTTTGGAAAAAAGAACAAACGGAAGGGGATCTACAATAACATCTACCGCAATGTTCCCCGATAGTTGGGAAGTCGCTTCCAATGGTTCAGCGTATATATCTATATCATTAACTTCATATTGTTGAAATAAAACCGGAATTCCCATCTTAATTTACTTCAATTGCCAAACCGTAAGAACAACCGTAAACCAACAAAGGAAACATTCTGAATTTCCTCGAACCGATGGTCGCTTCCTCGGCGGGCCGGTAATAAGGATGATGGACGGAAGCGAACCAAGGAAATTCGCCTATCGGATAGACGAATTCGTCCGTCCCCGTAGAACGAAAAACTGTGAGGATCGGTTTGACCAAAATCGCTCTCGAGCAGAAATTGTTCCATCTTGGGATAGTTTGGTAGGGGACTGAAGCGTAGGCCGGTTCGACATTGGACAAACTCGTGTACTTGAATTGCTTATCTTCCCAATAGTAAGCCAAGGAAATATGCGCCCCAGTGTAAGAATATTTTTTGTCGTCCGTTTCGAACCAAAGTCCTTCGAATTGGTTCGAATTCAGATGCAGCAACCCGTGATGTCCAATTTCATACTCTGCCCCACTGGAACTCGCGTTTGTTCGGTTCCTCCCGAGCGCGATGCTATAAATTTTGCCGTCGCTTTCTCCTTGGTCTTCGGGTTGCAAAACGTCGGAAACCACGAAATTGCCTTCGGTTTCGGCGTCATCGTAGGAATCAATCGACCCAAACGCAATGAGCGGAAACAGTCGTTTGTTTACATTAAATTCCGAAATCATCGTCGTCGTGTCGTAAATACAAACAGCATGTTGGTTGGCAAAAACATATTGGTTGTTGCACGGCAACAGGAGCCAATAACGGTCGCCGTGAGGTTTGTCCTGCAACGGTGAGTAGAAGCAAGCCTCCCCAGCGCCATATTCTTTGTATTTGTAAATGTAATTCCATCTTCCCGGCTGATTCAACCAATCCTGGTTTTCGTCGAATCCGGTGTTAGCTGACACGACTATATGATAAAATCCGGTTGAACCCAAATCCTCAATCAGTTTCAACAAAAATACAAATTTTGAGACCCGTTTCCGGTTGAATGTAAATACAATTCCCCGGAACTCGTAATTGTATCCTTGTCTATTGTCCAGCCAGCATTTTGAGCTGCTGTTTTCAAATTGCCCAAAAACTCTTGCGCGGAGGAAACATTCGACCAACTGTTGAAATTAAATTTGTGCGAAGGCATTGATCATTCCTCCTTCACGGCGAACCAGTACCACCAATCTGTCCTGAAAACATCCGGGAACACTATGTAAGTTTCCCCGTTTCTGACCAACTGATCTTCCGGATTGAAATCGGCACACGGAGCCCAATATACCCCGTCTAATTGACCGTAGACTTCCTTGGTGTTCTCGTCCTGAAGATACAAAGGAAATAAACCGACAGCTTGTCCAGAGGGATAATGGTGTTGTTTGGTGTAATAGGTATAACATTGCATCGGCAAGATAAGCAACTCGGCGCGAGTCTTGAAACTGTTGTCATAAGAACAAACAAAAGCCCATCCGTTGTTATAAGCATTTTCACAGCCATCAAAGGAGGCTTGAAAATCGGGAATTCCCGGACAGAAAATGTGTCTGTAATCATCAGTGGAATTGTGTTCGATCATGTAATCCGAATTCCAATCTGTTCGTCCATAGCCGTCGGCGATCACACACAATGGATAAGGATATTCGTGCGGTAAAGCGAAACGCCAAAACGCTCCGGCGTAAACGGCGGAATAATAAGTTTGTGACAAGGTCACAACTATTATTCTTTGTTTGTTCGAAAATATCCAAAATGCCATATTCGAATTCCAAAACGGAAGAAACGCCAAAGTGGAATTGTTTCCATAAGGATTGCCGAAAGTCGTATCGAACCAAGACATATCCTCATCGAAATGTTTGTACACTTTGACCAAAAATCCCGCCTCAACACCATCAGATTTGATCAACATGAAAATTCCGACATAGATTTTTTCGTCCTCATTGGGTCCATTGTTGAAAAGAACACATCTTGTTCTTTTGAACTTGTAAGTGAAATCAACAGTATCGTCTATGTTTAAAGAACCGCCGCTGAGGGCCTTAAACCATCCTCTGTTTACATCAAGTTCATAATCCACGCCTTGGGTCAAAGAATTCCCACTTTTGGTCGCGGAAAAATCAAAAGTGTTGGCCGTCGGAAGTTCGAGCCATGTGTCAAGGGCTGTAATCGTTAAGCTTCCAGAATGGGAATAATAATCGACGCCACCTTCCAAGCCGACCTCATTAACAATTATCTGCCAATCTTTTCCCGGAGTTCCCGGTTCTTCGGTAACGAATCTAATGAATTTCGTCCAAAGTTCCCTCGCCCCCAAAGTGGTGGAAGCGAACAATTTTCCGCTGTACGCCATTTTATGTCTCCAAAATCAGCTGTCTTACGGTTTTCGCGTTATTCCCGATATGGTTTATAATGATTTGTTCGCCAGCAGAACTTGCCAAGGCTCTTGCCAAGGTTTCTTCGTCGATAACGTTGATTTGAGTCAAGTTAACTTGCACTTTCTCTTTTCCTTTTATTTCAAGAGGAATTTTACCTTTCTTTAATGGAATAACGGCTTCGGGACCACCCTCGCCGAGAAAACCGAATGTCGGTTTGTTTACTAAACCTCCGTATTGGAATCTTTTTATTGGATAGAACGTTCCGGGTAAAATACCGCCTTCCGCCTTGCCGAAAATCTTTCCTATCAAACCCGTAAACCAACCGCCGAAACCGCCGGCCCCGAATATTTTTGTACTCAAGGTTTGAGCCAAAAGTCTTGCCATTTGCTTCTGGATTATTTCGACAATTCTCCCCAACAAGTCTTCAAAACTTTCCAACTTGCCCCTCATCACGTCGAAGAAGAAGTCGGAAAAAGCTTGTTGCATTTGTTGCGCGGCAGTTCTCGCGGCGGCAGTTACATCTGAAAAAGTAGAATTGGCTTGATTATAAAGTTCTTCGAACCGTTTCTTAAAAGCATCCAATTTATCAGGTGGAAGAAAGTCTTTGATTGTATCCAAAAGATTCTGCCAGCTTTGTCTTGTCATTTCGAGCTGCCGTCTTCCCTCAAAACCAAAGGCTCCTTGCTTTATTCGAATTTCAAATTTATCAAGAAAATTCTTCGCTCTTCTGGTATAACTTTCAATTTTTTTCTCTTGTGAAGCTATCAGATTGGGAAGGAAATCAAGATAACGTTTATATTCATCCGGTTTCAAAACCTCCTTAAGAATTGAAAGTAATTTTTGTATTCTTTTTCTATAATCGGCAATAGTTTCTTCGTCAACGAAACCTTTTCTGAAGTGGTTTCGAATCTCCTCCATTAAAGCTTTAAGCTGAGGAATATATTTTTCTCTTAATGGTTTGACAACAGTTAATTCTCTTATCTGTTCTTGCAAATATTTAATGACTTCTGGAATTTCACTTCTAATTCGTTTAAATTCTGGCAACAGCTTCACTTTTATTCCCAAGGCCATCCTTTTTAAATCTTTTGAACCCTTAGCTTCTGCTATTCTAAGCAAAGTATGATACTTTTCGGTCCAATCCTTTGTTAATTGTTCCAATTGATCATAATAATCTTGATAAGTTTTTATTTGTTCTCGGTAAACTTCTTCAGGATGAATTTTAGAATAAATCCTTTCTATTTCAGGAGCAATTTGAGTATCAACTAATCTTTTGACTTTTCTTGCTTTCTCAGCCAAATCAGAAATGTAATCAGTCCAACTTTTATCTAAATATTCTTTGCCTTTTTCGATACCTTTCTTAACTAAAGAAACAAACCAATCAAGAACATCTTCTCCCGAAATTTGTTCTTTAAATTGCTCGTTTGTTTTTATTATTCCAGAGAGTAATTCATTGTAAGCTTCGAACCTTTCTTTAAATGGAATTTCAGGAATTTTGGTTAATAAATGTTTACCAATTGCATAAGGAGCAGTAATACCTAATAATCCTAAACCCATAACTGGATGCCCAGAAAATAGAAGGAAAAGTCCTGCAATTGATGTCAAAACAGATTTGCTCGGAATAGGTTTTATCAATAAATTATAAATTTTGTTTATCAAAGAAGAAACTATTTTTAATCCTTTGATTGTTGTGTCAATATAAGTTGTTAAATCTTTTAGGAAAGTCTTCACAGTTTCTTGAAGTTGCTTTCCTTTTTCTGTTAATCTTCCAGTAAATCTCCCAGTTAACTTATCTACTTCAACAAATTGAGCTATAAAATCTTTAATTGCTTGAATCCAGTATTTGTAAAACGGTTCAAATGCAGGTCTCAAAACGAATTCTGTAACTGACCTTAATGTAGTCTTCAATCCTTGCCAAGTATTAAGCATTTCCTTACCACCAAGGACAAATCCAGGAAGCAAATCAGAAAGATGTAGCCATAACTCTCCTTGTTGTGCCCACAGTCTAATCTGCTCTTTTAATTCTGGATTAGTTTGAACAATTAAACGATACAATTCGGAATATTGAGTTCCAACACCAGTCATCATAGCACGAACTTCTTGCATAAGTTGGAGATTAACTCTTTGCCCTCGAGTTAAAATTGCAATTGCGTTAGCTAAAGCAACGACGCCTTCTCTTGCTTTTTTAGAAGTTAAATCTAATCGTTGTCCATAAACTGCCATAATCTCATATAATCTTGTTACTTGCTGAGTCGTAAGGGGAGTTTCAGCCGAAATTAACAACAGTTGTTTATATAACTCTCCAGCTCTTTCTTTCGCTCTTTGATAATAAGCTTCAATTTCTTCTCTCGGCAAGAATGCCGCAACTTGAGTCGTCTTCAAAGCGGCGATTTCAATTAGAGTCATCCGATACCGATCCACCATTTCCACCATGCCACGAATGCCGTCTGAAACAGCTCGAATAATTCGCATGAATCCACGATAGACTATTTCAGCTCTTACTACGGTCCAAACCAACTTTTTAAAGGTAGATTCAGCGGGACGTCCATGAGTTGCAACATTCTTAAGTTGCTTACTCAATTCTTCCATACTTTGAGCGGTTCTTTTAGAGTAATCAGTTAGCTGCTGAATGTGTTGATTAAAGTCTTCAAGGACTCTTGTATATTTATCTACGGCTTCTATTATGATCCTAAGCCTTTCTTCCATTTTACAATGTCTCTAAGAATTTTCTTTCCTCTTTACCGTAAAATCCCATTTCACTATGGAGAACGTTCAGACATTCGCAAATCAAATTTGGCATTTCCAAGTATCCCAAATTTGCGTAAGGTGGGATCCCACAATCGAAAGCTTTTTTCAATTCAAAGAATATCAATAAATGTTGATGTTGAATTATATATCCTAAAGGGCAAACGTCAAAATTTTCTTCCGGCAAATAAATCGTTCCCTCGACCCAGTCGGACTTGTCGATAAATGGACAATGTCGAACTTTTTTTGCTTCTTCATTGCAGTTTCTACAATCAAATTTCTTAGGTAATTCTTTTTCATATAATTTCGCCATTATCCTGAGCGGTCTGAAAAATTTTTTTCCGCCGCTTTCCCGATTCCAGAAAGGTTCAAAATTGTGTCGAGAATTTCAAAATAAACATCCGCGGAACTTTCTTTTACCGCTTGTCTTGCAATGTCGTCCTTAATAGCACATTCTAACAAATAATTTTCCCATGCGAGAAGTTTGTCTTCCGCTACTGGATTACCTGATTTAATTTGAGAATCGATTTCGCTCGCCCATCTCATCGCTTTTTGCGCTTCTTCTCTCGTCAGACCTCTGATCTTGAATCTTAAATTTCTGTCCGCGAAATATACTTCTTCTTCCGTTATGGTTTTTTGGAATTCCAACATAATCGACTCCTTTCAAATGGGAGGGCTTAGAGTCAGCCCTCCCTGGAGTTTTCATTATTCGAATTTAATTTCGATTTCGTCGTTGCCCGAATCTTCAGTAAGCTTAACGGGCAACTCGTAAGTGGCGATGCCGTCGCGATCGCCATAAACATAATCTGTCAATTGCACCTTGGGCGCGGTTATCGTTATTTTGTTTCCCGAATCGGAGCCAACGGGCCCGATAACCATCTGAGCGGTCGTTCCGTTCTTAAACTTCTGCCAGAAATTGTAATCATTCAAAAGAACCGCTTCCGGGTCAATGGTTCCAGTTATCTCTCGACTTGTAATCATTGTGCCTTTTAGACCGTCTGCCTCGGAGGCACATTTTCTTAAAGCTACCGTATTCCCCCCATCTATCGTCACGTGAGTGATGCAAAATCCCGTTTCGCCGTCGAAGTTGAATGTGGCGTTCTGAAACACGAGCGGAAGAGTGGTGTCGTAAGTAAGAGAAGGCATATTAACCACCGTCGGATCGGAATGAAGTTTCCCGGTAAAGGTGAACGTGACTTTCATGAAGTCACCCACTGCCAAGTCCATCGAATAAGTTCCGCAAGCCCCGCAAATGACGTACTTGTGAACGTCTGTGCCCGCCGCCGCGAAATAGACTTCGAAAGCTATCGACTTGGCGTCGTCGCCCACCAAACCGGAATTCGGGGTATATTTGTAAGCCGTGATCGGGGTTCCGGAACCGGAATCCACGGCCGTTTTCGTATAATTGCAGGCTTCGAACAACCTTCCGATTCTCGGTTCGGCCACGTCGTCGCCGCTCATTCCTGAACCCCTCAATTCGCAAGTGAATTCGAGCACGCAATGGACATTCGCAACTACGTCGGTCAGAGCTCCTATTGTCGGTCTCAAAGTGTCCCTCGTGACTCTCGAAGATGGAAAAGTCAACCTTGCGTCAGAAACCAAAATCGCGTCGGTGGAATTGTCAAAAGTGGGGGGAGTTCCGTAAGTCTCTTCCAATTTCGCGAGTATTCCGACTTTCCGACTGAGACGAGGCATTTGTTTCCCTCCTATCTATTCAATTCCAATCTACTGTAAACCGTGGCCACGCTTACGTCGCACATGGCGTAAGGGGCCAGCCATCCTTCGTCCGTTTCTACGGAATCTATATATATCGGCAAAATTACATTCCCTCCCAAAAACAGATCTTCTTCGAGTAAACGGGTTATCGAATCTATCACTTTATTTAGGTCCGAACTGACATGCTCTTCGTCATAAACAACGACCCTAAGTATTACATTAAAATGGTGTAATACTCTTTTTCCTTCATAAGTTCTTCTTTCCGTTCCGTCGACGACGTGAATCGCCGGCAACTCGAACGGTTCGTACAAATCGTACGGTTTGTATTGTCTCGTGGAAGTCCTTATCGTAATCGGGTAACCGTTGTCTTCGGTTATTTCCAAAACTTTGTCCTTCAAATAATTAAGTATGTTTTCCCTTTCTTCCATAATTTATAACTTTCCTTGCGAAACCTTTGAAAGAATTCATTATTTTTCTTTTTCTTTTCCTAATAGCAGTAGAAGCGTATTTGCGAGCCGGCATTCTGACTTGGGTCTTCAAAACATAAAGTGGAATGTTTCCTTGTCTCAAAAATAGAACATTTCCTGCGCGATAGAACAATCTGGGATTAAGTCTCGGAGATGGATAATTGTTCAGTGGAATTCCGGTTGGCAAAGGAACGGTAAGAAACTTTTTACTTTTCGGTCTGATTGTTCCGCCAGCTTCGTGAATTGCCGCGTAATCAGCGGAAGACGAAATCTTAGCATACATTCGCTTTTGAGTCACATAAACTCTTTTCTTAAACGAACGAGCCAACTTACCTGTATAAAAATAGTTGTATCCGTGTTTAGTTGTGTTTCTTAAATCAGTCTTTATTCTGTCGATAATCGCTTTATGTAAAATGTTCGAAGCTCTCCTTAAATCCTGACGAATAATGTCTTTTGCAATCTGGGAATCTATATATCTCAATTCAGTCGGAATCTCTAATTTAATTTGGTAAGGCATATCTGGTCAATACCAATTTATGTTGGGGTAAAAGGTCGTTTTCCCTAAAAATCACGCTTCCGCCTTGAACATTTCGGGAAACGACATCTAATTCCTTTTTCTTTATCCTGTCGTATTTGACAAGAACCATTTCAATGGCGACCTGTTTCAAATCTTTCGGAACATTCTCCGATTCCCAGCCAGCTTCATAATCGACTTTCACACAATACGGCTTTGAAGGAAAATTTCCACTTTCATAAATGACTATACCCTTCTCCAAATTCACGAAATAATCGTCGGAATCGATCAAAGTAGACGAATCAAACTCTCGTGAGGTGTCGATCCACAAATTGTTTATTTGGACTATCGGAATGTGTTTCAGAAAAATCATATTCCCGCCGTAGGTTTCGGGATATTCGACGTAGTTCGCTTTCACGAATTTCCGATTGCAATAAGTTTCGATCATTGAACAAACAGAGGAAATCAACGATTCGATAAGGTTCTGATCATCAGTACCGATTTTAGCAGGATCTTCGGTCAATTGGTATTTAACTTCGTCGAACGTTATAAAATTCGCCATCTTTACGTTTTCTTAAACGTAATACTTTTCGGAATTTTTTTGGTTTCTATTTTTTCACTCAGATTTTTCTCTTTGGTTTCTGCCACTTTTTTAAACCATTTGGGAAAGGTATTCAGAAGATATTCGGCGTCTTCGGGTTTCAAATCTAAAACATCACCTTTCCGACAAGTTATCCCTCTGTCTACATTGGTGTAATAATCCGTCAAACACTCAACTTTCATGTTTTTCTCCTTGGAGAGGGAGGGTCTTAAACCCTCCCTCTCAGTTTATTTTTACGGCTTTATGTTGTAAACCAATGCGAGGACCTCTTTGTCTTCAAACGGGGAACCGAAAGCCATTCTGGTAGTGGCGACTACGATCTGCTGATCGGTCTCGATGTCGGCACCGGTCTTGATGGTGAGTTCCCTTCTGTTCCCCAGGTAGAACATTCCTTTGTGAACGATAATCAAAAGGGTTCTGTCCTGATTTGCTCCAGAGCTGTCGTCATAAACTCCGCTTTCGTTGAGGTCCTCCCTTACGTATTCGGATACGATGATTGGAGATCCGGCAAGTTTTCCAAGCTCGCCATTCAAGATGGTGGCAGAAGATCCATACTTATCGACAGTGGTTACAACCCTATTTCCGGAGGCATCTTTCAGATCGATGAGGTTTTTGAGATAACAAGTGATGGAAGTGACATAAACAAGATCATCGGGATTGAGGCCATACTTCTTCATTTTGGCCCTGGCTTCGACCACTTCTCCCCAAGTGAGGGCATTCCCTCCACCATCCACTTTGCAGGCGGAGAGACAAAGTTTCCTATATCCGTTCCAAGCCTTCCTTGCATCATTGCTGGAAGTGACGTTGGCATCCATGTGATTTGCAGCAGTGTCGCCGTTGATGATGGCGTCTTCGATTGCAGAAGCCACGGCCTCGACGATTTTCTTCCTCACAACATTGATTATGGGAACGATTGAATCTTCATTCAATTCCTCACTGAACCTGACCCTTGTGGCGAGCTTTTTGGCCGAAAGAGTGAATGCTCCAGTAGAAGGGGAAGTAGCAGGAATCTTGTCGCTTGCTTGACCAGTATCGGATTGGGATTCAGGAACCAAATAAGCTTTCGCGTCGGCATAAGTGATGGGGAACTTGTACACAGAATCGGGCATAGGTATTATCTCGTGTATGGCAGCCACTTTCAAAGCGGCTTTGATTTCCTCGAACATTCTGGGGGAATAACCGACAGGAACGAAATCGCCGCCATGTCCAGCCGCTTCGTAAAGGGCTTTCATTTCCTCCGGATAAAAGTCCTTGTAATACTGGTAAAGCTTCGTCTCGTTGGGATTCACATTGAGAATTTGGCTGCAAAGAACGAGATTGTCATTTATCTCCTGAATCCTGTCTTCGAATTCGTCGATCGCCTTTCTTTTTAGGATGTTGGGGTGAACAATCTTGGTATCACTCTGTGGAAGTGTCTTTCTCTCGGCTTCGAGTTTCTCGAGTTTGGACTGAATTTCCTGAATTGCCTTTTCGAGAACTTCCTGCTTCTCGCTTGAAGAATCAGCTTTCTCCTTCAAAGCGGTAATGGCATCGTGAAGTTCTTTCTTAAGTTCTTCCAAACTGTGACCCATTTTCTTTCCTCCTTAAGACTTGACTATTTCGATTAGTTCTTTGAGGAAGCTCTTTACTTCCTCTTCGGACTCGGCCTCTTTATCCTTCTGAGACCGGAATTCGGAAATTGTTTTTTCAATGGACTCAATTTTGCTGAAATATTCGTTCAGTTTTTTCTGCATTTCAGCAAACTTCTCATTCCAAAGCTCGATGTCGTTGTCCATCAATTCGATCAGCTCAAATGGGAAGAATGTTTCGTCTTTGCGATTCCAAGGGGCCTCCTCGCCCATTTTTCTGTAATAAATCTCGACTTTCTTCATCACGCCCGGTCTGTCTTTTTCGGGAATTTTGACTCCTCTTCTCCCACCTTGAAGAACAACCGCAACTGCGAAAATAGCTCTTGGAATGGCGTACACTTTCCCGTTAATTACATCGCAGAAAAGAAGTTTATATGAGGTAAACTGATCCGGCGCATTTTCGTCATACCAGAAATGGACGCTTTGATATTTTTTCCAATCCATCTTATCCGGATCACCGGAACCATCGCTCGAAGCCCACTTCCGAATTCTCGCATCGGCAGCGCGATCATCCCATGATCGACGCCTGTCGGCCAACGGCCAAGTGGTTTTTCCAGAAACTTTTTTCTCCTCCATGTTTTGTTCCTCCTCGGTCAAAGGCTTCACAGCAATCGATTTTCCGTCGAATTCAAAGACGGCTTCCTGACAAGCGGGAACGTCAACCAAAGAAACTTCGAGCAAATCAAGATTTTTTATTATTCTTATTTCCTTGTCATCCTTGTCTTCGTATTCGGTTTCCAACGGAATGAAACCAATCGAGAAAAACCTGAGGACGTCCTCTTTTACCATTCGACGAGCTTTATCCGCCTCGTCGAATCCTTTAGCTATCGATGCTTCGACCCAAACTCCATCTGATTGAATTTCAAGGGTCTCAAGACGCCCAATAGGAAACGAATGATTCAATCTCAAAGAAGGAGCGAGTTTCGGATTTTCCCTAAATCTTTTCACCGATTCGAGAAAAGCGGTCGGAAGAACGATATCGTTTACCCTGTCGACAATCGCTTTCGAAGCCCAGCCCTTAACAATAAATTTGTCTCCCCTTTCTTCATAAGATTTAACTTCGTACGATTTAAGCAGTCCTTTTTTCTTTTCCATTAGACGACTCCTTAACGGCAAAAATCACCGTTTTGCCCGCAAAAACATAATCTTTCGCTTCGACTTTTGGCAAAAGCTCAAAAGGCTTGTTTTGAGGAACAATTAACAAGCCGTAACTTCCCCAACAAACGAATTGCATTCTTTGTCCTTGATGAAAGACGTCCCCTTCGCGACAAAAATCCAGCAAGGCGTCGACGTCTTTGTCGGCGACCGAAACCACAACGACATCCAATCCGTTCAAAAAGTCATATATTTCATAAATCTTCGTCTCGTTCCGATAAGCGAATTTGAAACTGTCCGCTTCGATCTTATTTTTCAGAAGTCCCGCTTCAGCAGCTATCATAGAATCGTTGGCCGTGAGAAGAGATGGAAGCCAATCTATTCTTCTTAAATATCCAGTAACTGGAAACCGCCCCAAATGAACCGAAAAAGCAGTAAGAAAGATTCCGCAAACATAACATTTACATTGAAGTTCTCTATCGAGAATTTCATTTATAGTGTATTTTCCACCCTTAACATCGAACATATCTTCTGTCGGGTCATAAAGTCCAATGTGAGTTACAATTCCATCAAAAGGAGCGTATATCCAATTAGGTTTTTGATAAGCGACCCTAATTGGCATTCGATTAAACCAAACTTCAACGAATTCTCTTGTGGAAACAGAATTCAGCTTCTTAAAATCTTCAGTTTTCTTCCACTCAGATATAGTTAAAGGTTCCCAAAAGTTTTTACTTACCATATTTAGACCATTCCTTCATTGGGAGTCTATCTATATAGTTCAGTCTCGATGCCACGCAGCTCAACGCAGCCCCGAATAAATAGAACTGAGAAACATCAAATAAAATTAAATCATATCCGTTTTCGGCAGAAATTTCTTCAAGAACATCAATCTTTTTTCTCTCTATTTTCCACTCTTCAGAATTAGGCTCAAACAATTCTATATAAGTTCCAGCTAAAATCTTATAACCTACTGGTATATTGTTTGTTATACAAAACTCGCCTAACGCAGCATCTTCTATAGGAATTATCTCAGCAAATCTTTCAAGTTCTTTAAGAGCTTTTTTATCTGCGGAAGGAATAACCACCATTACTTTGGTGGGGGAAATGGGACAAAATATGGTGTCCCCGTGATAAGAATTTGAACTGATGCAAACACACCCATTCCTTCGAACTACTAACAAATGATATTTGGGAACAGAAACATCATAAAATTCTTCATTAGATACTCTCTCAACTTCGAGATTCTCCCTAACACAACCAGTGCAGTAAGTTTTGTTATAATCAATATCAACTACATATTCCTCAAGGTTTCCTAAATAGTTTATACTATTAATTCTAAATACTTTTCTTACTTTGGAACGAAGTCCACATTTGACACATAGTTCCTGAACATCATCTGCTAATTGTTTTGAACAAGTATAATAAGTCATTGTGTAACAGTTATACTCTTTTTTCCTTCGATAATCGAACTTCCTTATTCTCTTATCACCATCACCTTTAACCAAAATCTCAACAAACTCCCTTATAGTCTCTGAAGATGATAGCTTAATGAATAAAGGAACTCTCTTCGAACGTGAAGTTTTACCACAATTCGAAACAACAAATTCAGCAAAAGAATGTGAATAAATTATGATTCCCTTCTCATTTAAAGAATAACTTAATCCTAAACGACTTACCAATTCTTGAATTTCATTCAAATTATTTTTATCATACTGAGAAATGAAAATTGAATCTTGTCCACAAGAACCTTCAGAAATATACCAAGCTAATAAACGAACAATGTCTTTATAATCAAATTTCTTTCCAGCAATTTCTATTTCTTTTGGGTCTTCAACATCAAAATCTCCAGCACAAAGAAATGATATATATTGTGAGCTTCCAATTCTAAAATTCTTGGCTTTGATAAACTTGAAAGAACTAAGTCCTTTTCTCGGATCGGCAGAACGAAAAACATAATGGTCAGCAGTTACTCGCAAATCCATCCTCTTGCCATTGAAATGATAAACATCACCAGAATAGTTAATCTTTATCAGCTTTATAGGTTTTTGATATTCAATATTACCTGTTTCAGGATTAAAGGTTGCAACTAAATCATCTTCAGAAAGTTGCCAGAAAAATTTCCAACCATCTAAAGTTAAGATTTCTGTTTTTGAATCATAACAAATTTCTGACTCTCTTCCAAGTTTTATTAACCTACAATCGAACTTTTCTGCTATCCAATCAAGAGCTTCGGGAGACGTTCTTTCACCGTAAGAACAAATATAAATATTATCATACAAATATTTCATACAGGGTTCGCCCTCGAAAGTCCATTCGGGATTAGGAGGACGGTATGTCTTATATCCCATTTCATTTAAGAACCATTCGGCCAAATCTGATTCGGGTTCCCTTCCTTCGGCCTTGAAACTCGAAATTATACACGTCGGTTCGTCAACGTGCGGCAAATAAACGAACGAATTGACCCATACCAAATCCTGCAGCAATGGATTCGGAGGAAGAGTAAGAACCAAGGCTTCCATCGAAAGAATTCTAACAACATTCATCCATTGAGCCACAAGTTCGTCCACATTAAGAAGTTTTCTTTGTTCTTCCGTTAATTCTTGCATGTAAACGTTGTTCTCCACGCTAATTCCCTGAATTATCGGAGGACAGACAACGAAAACGGGAACGTCCAAATCGGACGGGGTTCTCAATCTGTCTTCAACTTTTATGTCTTCCAAAGCTTTTCTATCAAAAACAAAATCTTCCATTTTCATTTTACCTTTAACCAGCAACGGCAATTTATTCGCAATTCAGGAGGTAATTTTATATCTCCCGGGCAATCAGCCTTATATCCACCAACATCAAACTTTTCATTTATGTCTATTGTTACTCCATGTAAGGCTAAATGTTCTGGCCTAACCTTCTCATCACCCATAGTCATCCAAGTTTTTTTAGTTTTTCCTTTCTGTTTTGCAGTTTCTAAAATCGTTTTATTAACCAAATAAGTGGCTTCAGTTTGAGCTAATTTTTCTATTCTCTCTCCTGAAACTGAATCTACTAATTTTCTGTATGTTTCATTAATAGCCTGTTCAGCGGGCATTCCCCTTTCGATGTTCTTTCTTATTCCTTCGGCCAACTGAATCAGAGTTGTTCTGTCCACAACCTCAAAAAGCTCTTTTGTCCAAGATTCGGCTAAATCATAAAAATCTTCAGGGGTCAATCTCGAGACTTCACCAAACCGCTTGGCCAAAGAATAATGTAATGCAAATATAAATTTAGAAATTAAAGTCCCATATTCTTCTTTTTTCTTTTCCCTAAATTCTTTCAATGAATCTTCAGCAATTGCTATCAATTCTTCATCAGAAGCTAAAGGATGGTCATACAAAAATTCATTGAGTTCTTTTACCAAATAATTCTTTTGGTTGTCGAACAATTCCGTTAGTTTAGTCACCAAATAAACGGCGGTCATCGAATGCAAAAAATCGAAATCGCTTTCATCAAAAGCTTTAAACTCCTTGGTCGGTCCTTCTGGTGGACTTTCAGGAGCTTCAGAAGCTGGTGGCCTTCCGCCGGGATTTTCTGGTTTTCTGCCGGAATCAACGGGCATCATGTTAAGAGGCATCATATAAACATCGCCGCCTTCACGGGGAGGCAGATTCATAATTGCTCTTGCTTCATTGAGGGAAAGAACTCCATTTTGAATAAGCATTATCAATCTTCTGGTTTTGTTGAATCTGTTGGTTTCGAGAGCTTCGATTTTTTCCGTATTGACCGCGACATAAACTTTTCTTCCGCCAAAACGGGACAAAATTTGCTCATTGAATGCATCGAAGAATCTATCCAATAAAGGAAGAACTGTGTCTTCCCAAAATACCCTTCTTTCTATTTCTATAGTAGCCCTGTTTCCCGCTTCCCTTATTCCGAGAACACCGGGAGGAACTTGGTAAATCGCAAGAATATCTTCCCTTGTGAGCCGTTTTATTTCCATTATGGCAGCATCTCTAAGAGGAACCTGAACTTCTTTAAATTTCAATCCGCCTTCAAGGATGGGAACTTCGTAAGCACGATCGATTCCAGTATAAGCCTCCTTCCAACGCTTCTTTATTCTTTCGTAAACGGCGTCCGTAAGAACCTGATCAGTTTCCAAAACGCCACCGAGAGTTCCACCTTTTTCGAAAAACCTTTCAACGTGCTGATCACAATATTTAAGTATTTTTCCAGTCTTCAAAGCACATTCCAACGGAGACAAACCAAGAAAATCGTCCGTCGGATTGAAAAGCTTTATATGAAAAATTCTTCTCGGATTCAATTGAACCGATTTGGGATTTTGAGCGTATTCCCAAGCTGTTAATTCACCGTTTCTAATTATGGGTTTCATTCTGTGGGATTGAAGAGGGTAGATGGCCTCCGGTTTGCCTGTTTCGGGAGCGACTTCAGCAAAGAAATTGCCGTTCAACAAAATATTGACACAATAAGATTCCAACAAATCGCCAAGGGTTCCCACCCCTTTCGGATTCAAAACGAACTTCGCGACTTGATTGTCCAAAGGAATTAATTTTTTGTTTCCGTCTTCGTCGTATCGAAATATATCGACGGTAACAGTTCTCGCCGCCTTCGCAATAGCATGAACAGCAGCATAAATCCAAAGAATCTGTTGATAAGCCTTGGATTTTCCTTCCGAACCGAAAAGTAAGAATTTCGGGTCTTCGAAGATGTCGACGGAACTTACATCGAGCCAAAATCCCTTTTCGTTCTTGACGACGAATTTCGGTTCGGATTTTGTTTTTTCTTCTTTCTTAAATATCTTCGAAAATAATCCCATTAGTGCAAGAACAGCCTTTCTTTTTCTTCTTTATCGAATCTCATTATTCTTATCGAAGGTTGACGATAACCTTCTCCAGTTGCTTTTCTGTAAGCTTCGCGAGCGAAGAAACACGCCATGACCGTGTCAGAGAAGGTCGAAGATTCGTAATTCTCCAATTCCTTCAACCAAACACAAAGCCCACAATTACATCCTTTTCCGTGAGAAGAATTGTCTGGAATGGCCCATAATGCTTTCTTGAACTCCAAAGAAAGGGACGGTAGGCCCACATTTTCGTCGAATTTCTGACTTCCCGTGTAATAACCTTCGATGGGAAGATCGTATCTTCCCATCTCGGAAATCCATTCTATAAGAGCTTCTTGATAACCATTGTTCTCGACCAAAATCAACTGATGCTTATATTTGTCGTATTCCTGACAAATGAGTTTGGCGGTCAACGGCGAAGAAAATCTTCCGACGACGATTGAAACCGGAATTCTTATTTTTTCCGGCGTCACCGCAATGGTGAAAATACACGTTCGGGGATTCGATTTCTTTTGTTTGATTCCCAAATCGACGCCCATAAAGAACTGCCAATCCTTTTTCGTTTCCCCATATTTGAGAAGGGGATCTTTGCAAGCGTCAATACTTTCTTTAGTAAACAAAGCGGTTTCCACAGAAGTTATCTTCCCTTGAAAACCGCGAGCGAAAGCGACTGGACCGACTTTTTCCCTGTGCTTTTTAAGGCTTTCGGTCGGCCACCTTTCCGGCCAAACGGGATTTAACTCCTCGTCTATCACCTTTATGTACACATAATATTGATCGGTTTGCTTTATCAGCTCCATCGACAAATCTTCGGCGGTCCAAGGGGTAAAAATGTAAACGAAAGGATTGTCTCCCAAGATATTCATCCAATTTTCGTAAAACGCTTGCTTGATGGCCTTTTGTCTCGACGGATACACCAAAGAGTTAGTGAAAGAAACAACATCGTCAAAAATGATCAAATCCGCCCTTGCGCCGGTCACAGCGGAGAGAATCCCTTTGCCTTCGAGCGACGGATCAGTCGTAATTATGTCTCTCTTTATGAACAAAGTCGATTGATTCCAAAGCCCCCTTTCGGCCGGTTTCAAATCGGGAAAAAGTTCGTGAAGTCGAGGATTCATTTCGATATGTTTTTGAATCGCCATTACCCTTTTGTGGGCGGTTTCGTCGGATTCACAAACGATCTTGACGAGCAAGTTGGGGTTGTTTCCCAATTCCCAAAGAACCCTTCCGATGGTCAATTGCTGAGTCTTGCCGTGAAATCGAGGGGCGAAAATAATTGCTCCCAATTTCGCTTCTTCGGGGGAAATGAGTCCGGCTTTCGCCGATTCGTGTTCTTTTTTGACTTTGTCTATAAGCTTATGCCAAGCTTTATGAATGTCGGCAGGCGGGAGATAATCTTTATTATAGGAAAGGATGTAATCGACTCCCAACCAAGAAACCTTTCTCGCGGTTTCCAAAAATTTTTTCTTAATTGAATTCACTTGTTTCCAATTCCACTTCTTTAAGTTTTTCCTTAATTCGAATTATTTCTTCGGAATCTTCTACCTGCCTTTTCTCCTTATCTTTTCCTTTCTTTTCGAGATAACGTTCTATTTCGAAAACTTTGTCGGTCAGATGAACAAAAGCGGAAACAAGATCCTTAATTCCAGGCTTCCTGGCAGGATTGTCGATTTCGGCCTCTATTCTGTCCAAAATTTTTATTGCGAGCTCGCCGGCTCGCTTCTTCCATTCTTCAGCCCTATCCATTTTTCCACTATACAACATCAACGAAAGTTGAAATGTTTATAGAGATTTGCCGATTTATGGCTTTTGTAGAAATGATGAAATTCAAAACTTGCATTTCATGTCCGAATTTGGAAGTCAAAGGAACTTTAGTAACTTGCCAGCTTGGAAAACTTCCGCCCAGAAATTTAAAAACCCTTTCCCATTGGGATTTAATCGAATTCAGCAATTGTTGCTTCGGTAAAAGTTTAACCCTGAAAGAAATCGAAGAAAAAACGAAAAAATTCAAACAGGGATTTTTCGAACCAAATTCCCAAAAACGCTTGACAAATTCGGAAAAAATATCTATATATTTAAGGGAAATGGGAAAGCCGAGCAAAAGAGTAATGACGGCGGTTTTGAGCGCTCATAAGACGAGTTGGAGGAACATTTTCGACGCCTGCGAGGAATTTGATCTTTCCGAACAAGACTTCGAATTCCTTCTGTCTTCTCACATCGGAAAAGACATACTATACAACGGAAAGAAATTCATTCTAATAGGTTATATGAAGCATCGGATTAAGATTCCTTCCAAAAAAATAGTCACCTTGTATTTCATAGTTACGGACAAAGGAAATTTTATCCTTCACAAATCGGACGAAATAAAATCCGCCGAAACAAACATTTACATTAAACCTTCCGTTGGAGAAAGTTTTAGACGAATCAGACGACCTTCCTTATTCGAAGTAAAAATAGAGGAAAAATAACTTGACAAAATTTAAATTTGGATTTATCTATTCAGATATGAATAAGAAGAAAAATAACAAAAAAAGGACTAAAACAAGTTCCTTTGGTTCTCCTGGCAGAATAAATCATGATTCTACACCCTTTTACACAAGCAAATTATATGAAGGACTGCCTAAGGAACAGAAGGTTAAATATGTAGAGAATCCCATCCCTCCACAGTTCTTAAATAAAATATTTTGCAAATCCTCTGAAAAAATGGAAGAACTACCTGACAACAGCATTCATCTAATGGTAACTTCACCACCCTATAATGTAGGAAAAGAGTATGATGAAGATTTCACCTTAGAAGAATATTTATCGTTTTTAAAAACAGTCTGGAAAGAGGTCTATAGGGTTCTTGTGCCTGGAGGCAGGGCATGCATCAATATAGCGAATTTAGGAAGGAAACCTTATATCCCTCTTCACGCTTTTATTGCCAAAGATATGTTTGAATTGGGTTTTCTGATGAGAGGAGAAATTATATGGAATAAAGCATCTTCTGCGAGTCCTTCAACAGCGTGGGGTAGCTGGCTTTCTCCTGCAAATCCTACT